AGCTGTGTTCGAGTTATACACCCAGCTGATGACTTTCTCTGGGAATTTCCCAATCGTGAAAGCCAACTTATAAAGTTGTTCGGGGTAGTGCACAACCACGCTTGGGTAGTCACCGAAGAAAAACTTTAACATATCGTAGTATTCGTCTTCTACCATGTTGTCTTTGTAATTAGCATATTTATACCCGACATTGAATGGTGGATCGCTGACGATTATAATCTCTCGTCCTTGCACAGAGCGTATCGTGTCTAGGAATACATCACGAGCGTCTGCATTGATTATCGCTATTTCCATTTCCATTATATTACCTCCTTTTGTGCCCCCGAATTTCACGGGGGCTATTACACTCTACGGATTAGAATGGCAAATCATCAGTTTCTTCAGTTGTAAGTTCAACTGCACCATCTAATGGGTCTGCTGGCTTCTTATTCTCTTTGCGTGAGAATTGAAGACCAGTCTTCTTACCAAACACAGTTTCGCTGTATGGTGTTCCATTTTCTGATACTACTGGGTTACCATCACGGTCAATCTGAGGACGAACCTCAATGTCGATTGATGGGTGCTTTGCTGCGAGTTTTCCAAAAGCTTCTGCGTAAGCTTTACGGACGAGCTCACGATCATCTTTGCCTTCACAGACTTCGACTGCTTTGCGAGCTTGCTCTTCAGTACAACCTAAAAGCTTCAAGATTTCTTTGTAGTAATGAGCCCTAAACTTAACTTTCTCATCTTTAAAGAAAGCTACTGACATCTTAGGAAACTTGACATCGGTATCTTGGAAGGTAAAGTCAAACCATCCACTACCATTTGCATTTGATTTAACCTCAGCAACCTTTACTTTATATTCACCGTTGTCTGCGTAATCAAGATATTGGTTGTTGCCCATAGCTGCTTCCTCAATCTCTTCCCAGTCTAGTTTTGCCATAATTATTCTCCTTCCTTATTTGTTAATGGTGGCATATCATAGTATTCACGGATTGTAGCATCGACTGCTTTTAAGTCGTTGTCAATCTCTTCTTCGCTGAACATATCGATAGGGGTCTTCGTTACATCAAGACCATCGGTCTTAGTGTGGAAGATATAATTACCATCTTTACATTCTGCTCTTAAAACGATTGTGAAAAGACCTTCAATACATACCTTTTCATCAAGCATTTTACCGATTGTCTTTGGTTTGATCTCACCAAATTCATTCTTATCTTCGTGCATTACGAAGTAAACAATCTTGTCATCACCTACATGCTTAGGATCTTGACAGAATTTAATCAAACGGTAGAAATCTTCTGCCATTTGTGAATACATCGCAAATGCGTTGTTACCTTTGTTAATTGATTGGTTGTCCATGAAGAAGCTGGTGATAAGATAGCCAGCATCATCAATGACGATTGCACGCTTCTTGGTCTGTTCAACAGCTTTCTGGATTTTGAGATAATCCGTAAGCGATAATGCACTGTCGAACTTCGTCTTAAACGGCAATGGTTTATCGTTGACATTGATAAGTGCAAGTTCATCGTGTGCAAAATTACGCATCGAGGTACTTTTGCCAGAACCTGATTTACCAAGCAACATTACGACTTTCGCCATAAGTTTCTCCTAATTGTTATTATCCTTTATATTGTCCCCCTATGCCCCTATGATATCAAACCATAGGGGTTTTGTCAAGTCTACAAGTTAATCGTCAAGCTGAGATTAACCGTAATCTGTTTGCCATCCTTCTTAATATCAAGAGGCAAGGTCACATTCTGTGTAGTGTCGGTCTTGACCATCTCTTCAGCGATAGTACGAGCCTTGTAAGCGAGCTTGTCTTGGTAGCCTTTGCGACCATTTTCAAGCCACTCTTTGCGTCTGCGTTGGCGTTCATCATAACCCTTAGTGTACTCTTGATAGAACCTTTCCTTGCGTGTCCTATCACGCTCAAGCAAGTAATCAAGTGTCTTTGGGTTCTTGCCGATAGCCTCAGCTATCTCACGCTTGCTTGCTCCTGTTGGTGCCATCTCAAGCATCTTAGCAAATTGCTCGTTAGTAATACTGCTGTTGACTGCTGGTTTCTCAACCGTCACCATTGGTGTTTCGACTTTCTCAGACGGCATTAGTGGTGTTGCCTCACTAAATGGGTCTTCGTTTTTCTCAACTGCATTAGGTGTGACGACTGCACCCTCGTCATCCATATATTGACCTGGTTGCATGTCATCAATCGTCTTTGCCATAGCTCTCTTCACTTCTACTGGTGCGTTGGCTAAGATGTCGGCTGGAATACTCTTGTGCCAGTAATTGATACGATAATCTGAAAAGATACTCTTATCGTATTGATCTCGGTAAATAACACTACACTTGACCATTTTTGAGAATGTCTGCTCAATAGTTAGTTCACCATTAGTAACATCATCAAGTTCACAAATCTTACCTGCGATGATATGACCAGTTGTGCGTTTCAACGCTGGCGTTCCCTCATTCTCTTGCATCCATTTATGGATGGTGTAGGAAATCTTACCTGGTTTAATATTCATAGAGCCTGTTTTACTTTTGCTCATCGTGATCCTTTCTCTTCAATCCTGCACCTCTCTTTGATTTAATACCACCGAGATGACCTGCTAATCTTGCTAATGTATGGTTTGCTGCGAAGCCACCAGTATGTCCGTTATGTCCACCGATAGCTCCTATCCTTGCGTAGAAGTCCTTTCCATACTTCTTCTTGTTTGTTTCTGCTGCTTTCTTCCCCCCAGTTATTGTTCCTGCCATGTTTTTCATCCTTTCCTTAAATTGTTACTGCTACTGCAATCATGAGCAATAGGTAAATTACACTTGTCATCCAACCGAGAGTTACACCACAAATGATAACCTTGTCCCAGTTTACATCCTTACAAATTTTCTTCTTCATGTTTCTTCTCCTGAATTAACCTGTTATATTTCATCTTGTCCTCAAGTTTCTTTTGAACTACTGGACTTAACTTCGGCTTGATTATCTCGTACAAACTATACTTCTCTTTCATTATTTTTCTCCTTCCTCGCACTGCTTTGGCACAGGGCGATAACTTCCCGTTTCTTTAACTGCTTCGTATTTCTCACAATCGACCTGAATTGACTTCCCCCACATTAGTACAACCCATGTGATAAGTATTGCTACTATACAACCCAATATAATCATGATTATTTCCCAAACCTTATCTTTCATCGCTGTTCTCCCATCTCTCAATTAGAACATCGTTCAGCACTTCAAACTTTTTCATTGTAATTTTAAAGACATTGGACAAATTTTTCTCTTCATTTGACCACATCTTTTGGGTTGCTCTGATATTGACATCTTCACCAGTGTCCAGAGCATTTTGTAAATATCTCTTACAAGCACGCTTATGATCTTTTATGCTGTCTTTTCTCGTCATTTCAAGTAAGCGTATCACTTCTTCAATAGAAATGAACGCTATACCTTGTTCGTTTACAAAAGCCACTCTTTCTTTACTTTTCATTATTACCTCCGTTAATATAGACTTCTTCACTGAAGTCCTTTTTATTTTTTAATGCTTCATATACATCAGTTTCGATACCCTCACATTTAAGATAGTAAAAGTGCATTGTTCTTGTCTGACCAATACGCTTAATGCGACCTCTTGCTTGGGTCGAAGTGATGTACGAATATGTCGGCGTTACGCTTACCCAGTAGTTAATAAACTGCAAGTTCAGTGCTTCTGATCCTGATTGCCACTGGCATAAGACAATATCGTATTTGCCAATCGTTTCGGCTGTCGGGATCTCGTGGTGTTTACCATCGATACGCCATACTTTAGCTTGCTTATTTGCCTTGTTAATAATCTGTTCAATCGTGTCGCCTTCTTCAATGTAGTTATAGAAGATGACTGCTTGCGTTCCGAGACCTTCGATAAAGTCCTCAAGCCACTGCTGTTTCTCCTTTGTAAACGACATCTCCCGAAGTGCATGGCATAAGCCCATGACGGTATCGATAAACTCACCGTTCTTGCCGATCCTGTTTTTGCGAAGTGCGTCATACCCAACAGGCTTTTTAAAGTTAATCACTTGGTGCATTTCAGATGGAAGCTCGTTAAACATCTGGCTTGTATCAGGCGTTGTGCTAATCTCGTCCCACCAAGATTTTAGTACCTTTTCATTTTTCCACCCGATAATTTCTGGAAATCCACGATAAGTTTGTTCAATCGCAAACTCACGCTTAAATGAAGTCTTGTTTTTAACAAGTCCACACGCTGTAAAATACGGGTAAAAATGTAGCCAATTATCGCCTGGTGTTGCCGTGAAGCCAGCCCAGAGAGAAGAGTTGATAGTGATTTTAAGAAAAGCTTTTCCCATGCCAGAAGAGACACCTGCCTTTGCTTTTTGGATTTCATCAAAAGCAAAAGCCCAAGTCCACAGCTCGCCTGTATGGGCTTTCACCCACTTTGCGAGACCATGCCAAGAGATAATCTCAAAGTCCTCTAGGCTTTCTCTCCACCCTTTCCCGTTCCAAGTGTCAGCGTCCTTTAGGAAGTCTCCACTATCACGCTTACTCGGCGTTGTGATGATCAGGACACGCTTGGTGTTTTGGTTCGCAAGCCACCTCATCATCACTGCCGATTTACCCGTGCCAACATCTTGCACACAGATATGCTTTCCGTTGTTGCACAAGTCATGTATACTTTGTTTTTGAAAATTGTATAGTTCCATTTATCGCACCATTTAAATTACTTTACCAACTGCTTGAATAATAAAAGTCTACACCATCGTTATCTTTATTGTTCAAGATTTCTTCTAATTGTTCAATCGTTAAGTTAATGTCATCTAGGTAATACTCATCATAATCAGTGCCACCAAAGAAGAAACCATTTTGCGTTGGTAGTAATTCTTTTGCGACTGACGGATCTTCAATAACCTGTCCGTCTTCATAATTATAAACTTGCTCTCCGTTTACGAAGCTATATCCATTTGCGACTTTCCCGTCCACGAGCTTCGAGTTAGCCTTTACCTGCTTACAGAGTTTAAGCAACTCTTCTAGCTGTTCTCGGTCTACATAATGGTAGCCACAATCATCTTCGCCGTCTTGCACATTATCTACAAACCATTTGTGAATTTGATTTGCCTTTCTCCAATATGCGATAGTGTCTTTAATAGTAATGCCATAGCCACTATCATTTGGTTTATATTCTTCTTTCTTTCCTGTCTTTACATTTGTAATTTCAAGTTTATTGTCTTCTTTAGAGAGGTATTTCTCTCTGTATAAATACATGTCCAATCCCATGCTGTTCTCCTTTATAGTTGTTTAATAATTTTATTGTATCGTTTGCTTATGCTTGTGTCAATAGTTTAATTTTAATCGAATTGTGCGAGTTTTCCACAACCCCGTCTTCGTTAGGTTCGCCATAGTCCATCATATAAATAATGGTGTCCATAAGATCGAAGTTATCGTCCATGCCTAAATCTCTTTGGAAGTTGTCGTAATCTGCGTTTTTATTCCAGAAGTCTACTTCTGGTGCTTCAATAATAATCTTCATATTATTTGCCCTCCGTAATTCTGATAATCTCTCTTAACTTTTCTGCGTTATTCGAGTAAATACCAGTATCGTTCCACTCGTTATGGTAGCCGTTATACTTGACCAATGAAAACATTTTCTTCTCATCGTCATAGTCTACATCGAGTGCGTCATGGTGTTCAATGTTTGCAACAAACTGCTTTGCCTCTTCATAGCTGTCAAAGGTCTCTAGGTTCTCTCCGTCATAGCCGTCCATAACTTCATAATACGGATCGTCATTTGTGTAGCTATCTACGAGCTTACCTGCATGGTGTCCCTCTTCGTCTTCATACACTTCATACTTCTCATGCGAAATATAACCCATAGCGATAACAGGGTTTACCTTTGGCGTTTCTTTCTTTTTAAAATAACCATTGATAAGCTTGTTGACCTGTTCTTGCCACTTGTCATCTTCGCTTTCATAGTGGTTCTTTTCGTATTCTTGTAGTGCCTTATAAATCATTTCATTGTCTGTCATTTTATTTTCCTTTCTAATAGCCACGCTTGTTATACAACTCTGCCATATCGTATGCTTTTTCTTCTGTTTCAGCATACACACCTTGCGTTTCCCACTCTGCACTCTCGGCGTTATACTTCACCAATTCCCACATTTTTACATCATCTGCGTAATCGTAATCATATATCTTCATTTTATTCTCCTTTCAAATCTGGTTCGTTTTCTCGTGCGATATCACATAAGTCTTCAAAGAAATTGCTTTCCATAATTTCTTGGTAAAACTCCCAAAGTTTCTCTTCATTGACTTCATATTGTCTTGCGATATCTCTGATAGTTTGTGCTTCATTTTGTTCGATTGTAATTTTCATTATAGTTCTCCTTTTTCAATTTGTGCCTTAAACTCTCTATACATATCGCCTAACCTTGCTCCCATATACTTGTGATCAAAGTCTGCTAATCTGTGTGCAAGCGAAATAGCTTCACTTAATAAGTCCTCTCGCTCGTCTTCATCTTCCGTTTCGGCTCTCTTCTCGATGAACTCGACAATGCCTCTCTTATAATCTTCTAGTGTTGTCTCTACTTTCATATTCTCTCCTTATAATTCAATAGTGTTTCCCTCTTCGTCAAAAACATTATGCCCTGCGAAATCCAAGTTGTACCACTCTTCACCCTCAAGCCCACAATCTTCGCACTTCCATGGGAAATAAACCATAGTATCTACGAAGCTTGCACTCTCATAATCAAGGTTCAAGTGCTTACAACGAGGGCAATAGCCCTGTTTATTTATAAAATCTTTCGTGTCCATATTATTCGTTCTCCTTATTATCTACTAATTTATGGAAGCATGTACTACAAACATCTTGTATATCATGCCCGACTTCCTTTTCATAAACAGGAAGCCTCTTCTCTAGGTTGTCTCTCTCGTTCTCAAAAATCTCTCCACAGAGATCAAACCATGCGTCCGTGTCATAAAATATCACTTCATCGCACATATCACAAAAGCCAAAGCTCCATTTGTTGTGCATGATATTCTCGACTTCGCTTACATAGTCCCCAACTTTTTCTTCGTTTGGGTGTGCTAAATCAAGCAACTCATATAAGCGTTTGCTGTACTCGTCATAATTTGTAATTCTATTGTGTTGCAACTCATCATAAAGTTGCCATGCAATCTCTTCATGCGTCATATTATTTTACCTTTCTTGTTATCTTTTCTCCCTCTGCGTAAACTTCATAGCCCTCGAAATCGTCAATGTCCCACTCGATCTCGTCTTCTGCTAACTCCTGCTTTAGCTTCTCGACTGCTTCGAGTAAGCCTGTTGCCCATACAAAGCGATCTTCTGGGTAGTCGCTATAATGTGCAATCTCATTATTTTGAAAATGATATAATGTTTCTTCTTTCATAATTATTTCTCCTTTACTTGTTCAAACTCTAGTTGCCATATATCAGCGATAAAATCGATCACTTCCTTATCAGGAAAATCACCCCTGTTCTTTTGCATGCGTTCTAAATAGTTGTCAAGGTCTGTGTTGTCATCAGCTTCACACCACTCTCTCGCTTGCTCGATCCACTCATCAGCTGTATAATCTCGATCCATGCCAAAGCTTCCACCTTGCAAGTCTCTTACTACTCTGTATTTATTCATATTGTCTCCTTTATTGTTCGATGAAGTCGCTAGGTTCAAAACCTAGTGCTGTCAAAAACTCCTTATCTTCTGCTGTCCAGTCTTCATAGCCACCAACATATGATCCATAATAATCAGCACAGATATAGTAGTCCATTTCATCTTGCCAATAAATATCACTTTGATCACCTGTCGGGTTCGCTTTACCTGCTTTACAATCGTCATAACCTTTGTTATACGCATATTCATAAACATGCGACTTATAATAATCTTTTAGTGTCATGTTCTCTCCTTTCTTAAAATGGTATATCGTTTAATACGAAGTCTTCTTTTAATACTTCCTTTACATATTGATCAGCCCCGTCATAAGTTTCGAAGCCGTCCTTTACAACTTCCCAACTGCCCTCGTCTGCCTGCTCAACAACGCCATAACTTTCTAGGTTATAGTAGTCGTCATGGGGGTATGCAATAGCATAAACTTTACTTGCCATTTTTAATCTTCCTTTCTGTTGCTCTTATATCTTCCTTTAAAATACGGAAGCCACTTTTTGTTAGTTCATCTGCGATCTCGTCTTTAGTGTTGTCTTTCATTTCATACACCTTATCGATCACCACTTTCCACCTTTTAACCTGCTCTTCTTTTCTGTGCTTATAATAATATCTCAATACTCTTTCGTTATTTGCTGTCATGTTTAATCACTCTCCTTTTCTTTATACTTTGTTGCTGTAAAGCCCATGCCGTTATTCTCGCTCAATACAATAAGTCCGTCATAATCTTTCAACTCATTGATCTCTTGCAATTCTTTCGTCAAGTTCTCGACTTCTTCTAGGTTGTCTAGGTCGATCTCATTTTTTAACATTTCTTTATACATTGCTACAATATCGTCATAGTAGCCAATACACTCGTCATAATCATTATAAATAACATTGTTGCTCATACTTTCTCCTTTCCTTAATCTTCCATATTATCAATTTTTCTTAATCTGTTTAACTCTGCTACTGCTTCATTGTATAGATCGTCAAGCTCCTTTTTATCAAGCCCGTCAATATAAGCGATCTCACCATAACTTATACCCCTGTTCTCTGTCTTCATCAGGTATTGATCGTATACACTCTGCACTTCTTGTTTATACTCTTCAAGTTCTTCAGCGTTCATATCATCTCCTTTACTTTGTGATCCATGCTCTCTCGCATGTAGTGTTATACTTTCTATTCACTGCCTTTTTAAATGGCTCATAGTCCGTGTTCTGCCATGAGAAATAAGGCACTCTCTGTTTTTCAGGTAGTCCATAATATTCCCACGCTTCTAGCGTTCCTTTATGTTCACCTTGATCGTCAATATACTTAATCTTTGCCATAATGTTTACTCCTATTCTTCTACGGATTGTCCATAGTCTTCTTCAATTCTTGCTACTACTCCACTATCAAAACTATCGCTAGGTATAGCATGGGTGTATTGTCCTTTATCGGTCTTTACTACTTCTGTTTTCCATGCATAATAACACATAATAACAGGTTCGTCTTCTCGATCACCACTCTTGTTATACATAACATAACTATATTTTGTGCCATAAATATCACCATACTCGGCTTCTTTTAATTTTTCTTTCTCGGCTTCTTTCTTTGCCTTATAATAATTTGCGTATAGTTTAATCTTCATATGTTCTCCTTATTTTTTATCACTACAAATTGAAAAAATAGTTTTTACTACAAAACATACTGCAATACAGAGTAAAGCGTATCTAATTGTAGTATCATCGATATAAAAATACTCAATTTCCATATTATTTCCTTTCCTTTAAAACTTTAATTGCTTCTTCTTCAGTGTTTACTTTACATAACACCTGCTCTTTATCGTTTACGATCTCATACATAAGATCGTCTGCGTCATATCTATAATACATTTTTACTCTCCCCTTGCTTCCAATAATTGATCGGTATAGTCAAGTATCAAGTCTTTCTTATGGCTATCGTTTATCAACTGGCTATCAATAGCACCCATGTCTTGCAATACCTTGTGCCAATACTCTTCACCATAGTTATCATAAACTTTTTTGGCTTCAGGTTTTAGATATTCTGCACCAAGATTTGCATTGTATAAAAAGTCTGCAATATCAACTAGCATTTTATGATCTTCGTTTAAATATTCAGGGGTGATATAATCTCTTAAAATAGCACCCTCGCTAACTAGCATATAGTTTATCTTGTTCATATGTTCTCCTTGTTTAGTTGTTTATAACTCTATTATATCTCATCGATATTATTTTGTCAATACTTTTTTTAATGCTCTTCGTCTTTCTCTTTTAAGTTTCCAAGTTCACCATAAATATCATCATAAAACTCTGTCCAGATCTCGTCCCATGATATCTCTTCACCCATTTTAATCACCCCTTTACATAGCATTGCACCAAGTAAAGTTGCTTGATATTCATAATATATCATGCTCGTGTCGATCTCATCGTTTATGGCTTCTTGCTCGTCATCATACCCGTTATTTTTCATGTTATCATAAACATTTTGTGCAATATTATCAACAATATCGCTATAATCACTCATAATACTCATACTTACTCCTTATCTTTCTTAATGATCACTTGCTTATTTTCTAGTCTAAACACCATTTCGTTTAAATATTCAATAGCGTCATAAACTGCAAGTCTGTCTTCTTCTTTCTGTTTAAACTCCGTGCCGTCATTGTAGTTATCTTGTAGTCTCTTTACGAGATCGTCAAGGTCTACGATCAGGGAGTTTAAAAAGTCTCTGTTATCAATTAAGTTATACATGGCTCACTCCTTTTATAATCTCCACTTTATTTTACGAGATCTCCAGTCTCAATATCTCTACGGATCAACTCGTCTCTTAGATCGTATTGTTGCATTGTAGTCGTCATGCTATACTTTGTCATGTCGACTAGCACCTTGTCCCCGTCCCATTTTGCAATAGGCGTATTATAACTATACAAGGTCTCACCATCTGTCGAGATGCTCGATCCCCTGTTCACATAACACCCATTGACATATGATCTTTTTGGGCTTTGTGCTTTTTGGTGATCTAAAAATGCATTGATCACTTTTTCATTTTGTAGTCTACGCATAATAACTCCTTATGCTTATAGTTTATATTGCATGGCGTTTAAAAACTACTCAACATGCTTTTAAACACCATGTTTACATAAAATATAGTTGTCATGTTATTATACAGGTAGTTATGCAAGATCTAGCACCCGTCGAGGTCTGGCGACTACTTACAGCGATCTCCAATATCACCCTGTCTATAATGCATGGCGTCCCGTGTAAAATACACCCGTGCCATAGTTTAAACTTTTTAAAGTTCAGCCCCCTGTCTTGATCTCCAACCCCTTAAAAACTCTGCTCTAGTGTGGGTATCAAAAACACCCCTGCTTGTCGCTCACTGCACAGCCCTGTTTTTAATTGATCTTTAATCTGTAAAATTATATTATAATAAAATTATTATTTTATTATGTCCCTATTATAGCACGGATATTTTAAAATGTCAATACTTTTTTTACATTATTTTAAAATATATTTTTTAATCTTTAAAATATAACTTTTTAAGATCCCTATAATATAATGACTTTTTAGATCTTCTATATTTTAAAAAATAAATATAAATAAATATAAATAAATATAAATATAAAAATTATATTTTATTTTTAATTGATCCATTTTTTTAATAGTTCTATAATAAAAATTATTTTATTATGTTTTAATTATACACCATAAATAAAAATATGTCAATAGTTTTTTTACACTTTTTTATTATAATTTTTTTATAATCTTTTTTAAAATGCCATAAAATAAAAGTTTTTTAAAAAATAAAATAAAAATAATTTTTTAAAAATAATTTAAAAATGCCATAAAAAATGAATATTTTTTTTGAAAGAATATAAAAATTGACTAAATTATTTTACTATAATATAAAATTATGTTATAATATAATCATATTTTAATAAATAAAAATAAAAATAAAAAAATGCATAAACGATCTGGACACCCGAGAGAACCCCCCCGAATATAAAAATATACCCCTGCGTTAGCAAGGGGTGGATTTGGGGATACTGCAACTTTTTTGGTTATTTTCTGCAACTAATCTGCAACCTAAATTTGCTAAAAAATAAGCAAGTTTTCCACTAAAATCAAAAAACATATTATAACATAATTTTCTCGGGTCAGGTACTTTCAAAAATTTGACCAAAAAGTTGACCAAGACTTGACCAAAATTTTTTCCACCCCTGTTATTTTCTAGTCAAAAAAAGTTGACTAATTTTTGACCAAATTAAAAATACTGACCCGAATTGAACAACTTTAGTGTTCATTTTGGGCAAAAAAGTTGACCAAAAATCTAATTTTTGACCAAATTCTCCACCCCTGTTATGGACAAGTTTGGACAAGCCCATCCAATAATACTTGACCAAAAGTTGACCAAAACCTTTCTACCCCTTTGGTCGCTCGCTGCTGACGCAGCTCACTCCAATTTTGCCCTACGACTCTCGGACACTCGACACTGACTGTTTAATTGAAAAAAGGGGGTTGACACGGCAAGGATGGGGGGTGCTATAATGAGGGTATAGTATTTTAAAAGGAGGTTAAATGGACGATACGTCTTGGCGAGCACGACTCGCAAAAAGCAATATCAATTTATTAGACATCCATGACGGGATGGTGTTCCTTGAATTTACATACCACCCGAAGGCAGGTGTGTTTAAGTGGTGTAAGACTGTGTACCCATTTAAAGAGGGTATGAAGGTCGAGGAGCTGGTGACCCAGTTGGAAGATGAGGTACTCTCTCTTCGTAAGGAGTTGGAGGGGTAGCGATGGGGGACGAATTAGGTGTGAAAGACTTGGCTTTGACAACGGCTATTTCGAGAGCACTTGTTAAGAGTCAGGACTGTGAAAAATTTATTGAGGAGTTGGTGGCTGATGGACTCATCAACCAGAATGGGTCAGTCCCAGCATCACTACTCAAGTCAGGAGGCAAACTACAGAGAGACGAGCTCGCACTTAGAGTTATTATGTATAACTATGAGTTTAAGCGACACTCCCAGAATCGCACACTTTATTTCTATAAACTCAGGGGTGCAGATGTGTTCACTCAGTTCGTGAAGGACGATCAGACGATTCGTGACATCGTGACCAAGACTTACAGGTCACTCTATAAGATTAGCCCTAGTGCCGAGGTGAACAACACGATTGCTAACATTATTAACAACATTACTGATACTGCAGACATGAGTGCAGGTATTATCAAGGTTGGGGAGCATCTGTACTGGTATCCGAAGGACGGCGTGCTCAAGGACTCGCTCGGCTCTCGTGATGAGTGCTACTATGTGTTATTCAACTCTCCAGAGTCGAAAGAGATTCCTCCGATTGAGATTGACAGAGACGATGCGAACACAATCCTAGAATACTACTATAATACATGGGAAGTTCTCAACAAGTATGAGCAAGAGAACGTGCCATTTGATGCGTTCTACAAAGACTTACCGATGGACTTCGAGTTCGTGAAGACTTGGGCAGAGATGTCTCTCCCAGGTTGCCAAGACAGGTATTGGGATATTATGATGTCGTTTGTCCCTAACTTCCTTTATCGTAAACCGAAGGCTGCATACTTCCTTCTCGGTGAGGCTCGTGGTGGTAAATCGTCTTACATTGAGCTTTTGCACTACATTATGGGTCGCCGCAATACTTCGACTGTTAAGATGAGCGAGCTTGCAGATTCCCATAAAAACCTCACGATTACCTCTACAATCATGAACGCACCAGATGAGGAGAAGGAGGGTAGGCTAACAGATGAGGACATCGCTAACTATAAGACAATCGCAGCTCATGGTCAGCTCGAACTTAATGTCATGTATAGCCAAGTTCCTCAAAAGGTCTCAACTGACTTCATGATGTATATCCCATCAAACGCAATGCCAGACTTTCACGGGGCTGGTGCAGAAGCATGTCTTGAGCGTGCTAAGGTGATTTCATTCTTGGCTAACCTCTCTCGCTTCGATAAGCACCCTGTATCTTTCCTGGGTGGTATCGTCACCAAACCTATCATCTGTCAGTTGCTCGGCAATGTGTTTGCCTTTGCTAAGTATTTCTCTAACCATGTATTCTGGTTCTCTCCAGCTATGGATGCTTCAAAGAAGTTTGTGGCTGAAGCTACTAACTCATCGAAGATTTATGTTGAGAGATGGAAACAATACTTTGATGGTTACGAGAGATGGAACGATGTTTGGGCAGACTACAAGAACTGGTGTATTGCTAACTCTGTACAATGGGAGGAAGCTAAGTCTCTCAAGATGCGTTTCAATGCTTACAGTATTGTCGGGCGTACCAATGCCAAAGCCCCAGATGGTGAATGGCGTAAGGTCTACAAGATTGCTGGTACAAAACCAGTGATGTTCCATGACTATGAAATCAGCAAGTTCTTAGGTACCGTGGAAGACTTGCACGAGGGTAAACTTAATAGAGATGGCACAAGGAACAATGGCGGTAACTCCGTTGTGGATGTGCTAGATAAGATGAGGGAGCAAGAGCTGAGTGGCTCGCTATATGATCAAGCAAAACTTGAAGCTAAGATTGCAGGGAGGGACAAATAATGGATTTGGCAGATAAGTTAATCCAGCAGCAACAAGAGAAGGTGGTTAGCTCTGAAGGCGAGGAGTTAAAAATCTTCCAAGACAATACTGGCTTATGTACATATGTAAAAGACCCAGAACACCCAGTCGAAGCTATCTGTGACCCAAAGTATTGGTCGATTCGTATTCGTGTACTAAATCGTATGAAATACAACAATAACAAGCAAGGTCTGCTTCACCGTAGAGGCTGTATCTTCTATATCGGGAATGAAGTGGTAAAACGCAGCTATGACAACATTTGCCGCCTTGCAGAACCACAATTTAGGATACCTAAAGAGATAGCGAGTCGTATTTGGGATGATTTGTACGATTATGTTCCGAAACTGTCTTACGATAAGATTGCCGTTACTCCTAACCTTGTCTGGAATAAGAAAGATGGTACACTAGAACAAACGGAAGAGGCAGTTCTAACGACAGGCAAAGGAGGATTTAATGGTTAAGGAAGCTGATTTTCAAGCGAAGTTTATTAAGTGGGCTAGAGGAAAGGGGTTCAAATGCTACAAGCAACAGATGAACGCCACGACAAGAGTTGGCACCCCTGATTTATTCATGTTCAAAGAAGGCTGGTGGGGTTGGGTGGAATTCAAGAGGAGCAAAAATGCTCCAAAACGCCCAGGACAACAGCAAAACATTGACTGGGCTCAAGAGAATTCTTGGGGTAAATTCGTTTACCCTGAGAACTTCGAAGAAACCAAGGAAGAACTTGAGGCTCTCTTATGATAGAACACAGCAACATTGTTTATGTAAGCGACATTAGTCAAATCGGCGGTGTTGAAACTTGGACATACGAGCTTGCCAAGAAATACCACAATCTTGACCTTGCAGTTGTGTATAAAACTGGAGACCCAATTCAGCTACAGAGACTCTTAAAGCTTGTTCCAGTCTACAAATTTACTGGAGAGAAGATAAAATGCGATGTCGCTATAATAAATTATGACATCACCATCATTCCGCATATCGATGCAAAGGTGGGTATTTACTCAGCCGTTCATGCTGACTACGAAAACCCAGTTTACCATTGTAAATACCCAACTCATCCAAAGATCAAGGAGTACATCTGTATAACTAAGCACATCGAAGAAAGTTGGGGACGTATTACTGGAAATAAAAATCTAAGATTATGCTACAACCCATTATCTGTAGAGAAACTTAAACGTCCAATCGTGTTATTGTCAGCAACAAGACTTTCCAATGAAAAAGGGAAAGACCGCATGCAACAACTTGCTACTGCTCTCGATGATGCTAAGGTAGAGTATGTATGGCTAGTTTTCACAAACGACACCAATGCGATTAAGAGCCCAAATGTGGTTTTCTTGCCACCTAAGTTAGACATAGGTAGATGGTTTGAAATCGCTGATTATATTGTTCAACTCTCAAGTACAGAGGCTTGTTCTTACACAATTGCCGAGAGCATGTTTAGAAACAAGCCCGTCATTGTCACCCCTCTTCCATATCTTGAAGAAATTGGGGTTAGAGATGGGGAAAATGCGTACATTATGGAGTTTGACTGCTCAAATATCGATAGTATTGTGAAGAGAATAGAGGATGTTCCAAAGTTTAAGTTCAAGAAATGGGACGATGGCTACGGGGATATTTTTACCAAGAAAAAGAAAACTGTCTCTGTGGATGACAGAGTAATTTTCACACCTAAGAAAACATATGATGATATAGAATTAAATAAGAGAGTTTCGAGAAATACCCCATTTGAGACGACTTTGGGTAGAGCACTGTACCTCGAAGGACTAAAACTAGGTAAAATAACAAAGGAAGGAGATGAAAAATGACAGACCTAGATAGAAAAATTGTAGAATGGGGAAGAGATAAGGGTATCGATAACCCAGATAAACAGACCGTAAAACTTATGGAGGAGGTCGGAGAACTTGCTCATGAGATTTGCCGTGGCAACTATAACTCAGACGAACTCAAGGATGCCTTCGGGGATATTCAAGTAGTATTGATCATACTTGGTGATATGCTCGGTATCGATATTGAGAAATGTAAAGAAGATGCCTACAATGTAATTAAAAATAGAACTGGTAAAACTTCTGATGGATGTTTTATAAAGGAGAACGAATGATAAAGTTATTAGTTTGTGACTGCGGAAGTTCTGAACAACTTGTCCGCCAAGCTTTGCATAAGTATGAGTATAAAAACTGGGCGATGGAACCAATCATTAAAGGCAAAAGCAAGTGTCTTGCGGAGGTGGAGAGACTTATTCGTGAAAATCCAGGTGAATCCGCCTTCCAAACTCTCTTTTCTCACATCAATGGTACTGGAAAGTGGTGTGTTATTCTTGGTTTCAACGAGAATGGTGCCAAGTGGTCAGATATTTCTCGCCATGACATGAAATCAGATGTAGATGCTGAAATAATTGTAGAGAATTTTTCTTAACTTTGCACAAAAATGTGATTTGTTATACAATAAAATTATATTAAAGGAGCAATTTTACATGCAGCCACAAAACGGTCAACTCTCGCCAGGGTTTATCACCATTGACGAGGCAATCAATCTTATCAACAGAGACACTCGTGATAAAGCGACTGTCGATTTAGCATGGATGGCGAACAACATTGATTACATCAATGAGTTCAAGAACTTCCAGATTCCTCTCATGGAGAGTGATGAAAAAGGCTACGCTCATAAAAAGGGTAGGGCATATGTATATGTTGCTACGGCTTATGACAAAGAAACCTTAAAACACGCTATCCGTGTTGCCTACAAAACTCGTACTGGCAAGGAAGCTAATGTTGATGCTGTTCACGATAAAACAACTGTTTATGATCCTGAACACAACACGACTACACATATTAAACAAAGTCCACACCCAAATACTGAAAAGGGTGCAGGTCTTCCAACAACTGGTGAGGTAAAATAATGTCTGTCACTGCTCCATCTCTCGAAAAAATGAACGATACCGTGCAAAAACTTCGTGAAATGGTCAGTAAGATGGACACCTATTCTCAAGCAGAGCTTAACAGAGCTGAGGACAAGATTAGAAATGAGTTCCAGGTTATTGAAGCTATGCTTGCATATGTAGGGCGTGACATCTACGCTGTTGCACAGAGACGCCGTATGGAACTCCGTGATCAGAATATTAGAGAGGCAAGAGAAGCCATAGAATATTTGAAGACAGCAAAGCCTGTTACGGAGGAAAAGAAGAGTGGAAGAACCAGAAGTAGTAGAAGCAAGTGAGATACTTGGGTCGGGTCAGGGGGGACCGACAAGTATAGCAGATCTTAATGCAAAAGCAATCCAAAAACTTGCGGATTTGCTGGATGGGTTAGGAGGTAAAAGCGACCCTAGCATGATAACTGCTGTTACGGATGCGGTAGCAAAACTTAATACTTCTCTCAAGGGTTCGGATATTTTGCCGAAGGAGGAAACCCCAGAGCAGAGAAGAGAGCGAGAACTCCAGGAGAGTCTTGCTAAGGCTATGAAAGGATAAAAATGGCTAGGACTGATTTAGTATCAGACTACCAATTGGATTCCGACCACCTCACCCCAGACCAGCTCAAGAGGGCTCTGTCTGGGGACCTTGAGGGGTTCAGGTATTTTTTTGAGAACTGTATGCAGCTCCAGGACAAGGAGACCCGTCAGCTCATCCACCCAAAGCTTAACAAAGGACAGGAGCTAATCGCTGATACCATCTTGAAACATGTTGCCAAGGAGACGAGGGCAGAAGTGCATAAAGAAATAGTCATCGCTGGTCCTCGTCAGTTTGGTAAGTCTACTCTGATTACTGCTATCTCTAACTACATGGCAGCATATGTCTCTGGACTTGAACGTTCCAACATTATCCATACTCTCCAGACCTCTGATGCTGCGAGCAAATATTACAACCAGAAGATGGCACCGATTGTTACGGGCGTTCATCCAGATATTTTCCCAACCATCAATCGTAAGTCTGAGAACAACTCGACTCAGTTGTTTTACAAAGATGTCAAAGGTATCCCAAGGGGTAGCTATTATGAAATCCTCTCTGCAGGTTCTAACTCTGTCCGTTCTGGTACGGCTACCGTGTGGCTCTGTGATGAGCCATCCGAATACCGCAACCCAGATGTGACCGAGGATGCTATCTCTGGTGCACTCCCAGACCACGGCTTCTCATTCACTGCTTATATCGGTACATTCTCTGATCGTATCTCATCTTACTTTACAGATAAAATCCAGATGGCTCTTGACAACCCAAAGGAGATGGAGCTCGTCTTCGTTCCGTGGTTCTTGGTTTATGGTGGCGAAGAAGATGTCCTCAACTTTACAGAGGATGATTATAACGAATACGACAAGAACGTCATTCTCCCAGAGCTAGTCAAATACGGTTACACAGGAAGAGAGGCTCTTGGAAAAATCGCTTGGTATCATCGTAGAGCTAGGAGAACTAGCCACATGCGTTATGAGTTCCCTACATCAATCGATGACATCATGGCTCTTACCAAAGATCGCTGTTTCTTCTCCGAAGAGGTACGCAAATTGCAAGAACCAAATATTCTTGCTGGCACACCGATGACGCTGAAAGTCGACCAGTTTACGAAGAAGCCAGAGATGGAGAAAACCGACCAGTCAGCTTTTGTTGTGTATAAGCAACCACAAGATGGACATAGGTATCGCCTCGTTGTTGATGCCATCACTTCTATGTCTGGCGAGTCAGATTACTTTTCTATGATGGTCTTTGATGAGAAGAATAATGAACAGTGTGCAGTGTTCTATGAGAATGGTCTTGCACTCGAGGATTACGCTGACTACGCAGTTCAGATTGCTAAGATTTACAACAGAGCTATGATCGTGCCAGAACAGAATATGGCTGAAGGCTTTATCGCATTGGTCTGGGAAGGTCAGAGATATTACAACTTCTACTTCCAGGATAATGTTGCGAGGGCTCGCAAAATGCCAGGTATTCGCACAACTGCATCATCAAGAACGAGCATGCTTGATTCTTTGACAATCTTGCTTGAAACTGGGCGTATCATACTCCACGACCAATCGACTCTCGATGAGATGGGCTACTTTGAGAGAAAGGTGAAAAAGCGTCAGGACGGTACTGAATCAGTCCGCATTGAAGCTCGTGCTGGGCATCATGATGACCGTGTATCTAACTTGTGGATTTATGCAGGAAGCTTAGACAAGAGTCAAATTGCTGGTAAGACCAATAAAGTCTCTTGGACGATACTTTAATTTATTTTATAAACTAAACAAATTGTGCCATAATAAAGTTATGAACGAATACTCAGGAATAGACTGGAACTCAAAATGGAGCTACCCATTGCAATGGCTGTATGAATCTGAGATTGCTCGCAGAAAATATCAATGCGAGATATACCGTGTACAACTTGCAATGCAAGGAGAACCATACGAGAACCTTTATGAAAAAGAACTAACCTCTGTGTTAGCTGGTATCGATGACGAACCGACAAAAGAACAAATTAAAAAGAAGTGTCTCCCTATCCCAACTGTCAAATCATTTGCTTTGGAGAAGGCTGTCAAGAACCGTGCTAATCAGATGTCATCTGGCGTAGACCAGTATGAATATGTGGTTAATGACCCATACATGATCATTAACGATGAAACAGAAGACTTACTCGCTGCAAAGTGTGAGCAAGATTATGTTGAGAACAAACTCAATGTCTTGGCTTCGACTGTTTCTACCGACCTTACGAAGTATGGTCTTTTTGCTGCTATTGTTGAATACAACCCATGCACTGACAAAAATACCGTAAAAAGAATCCACCCAAAGAATGTCTGGTTCGATACTAGATATTCTACGACTGGTCAAGAACGTTTCCGTGGCTACAACATGATGATTTCTTGGGCTAAACTCAAGAAGATGCTTGATGATGACCCTAACGAAGAAATCAACCTTGATATTAAAGCTCCAGACCGTTCTGTCTTGAAAGAGAAAGACAAGAAATGGGAAGTTGATGAGAAGGCTAAATATGCAAACAAGAAGATACGTTCTCTTAATGGTCTTGATATTTATGTCCAAGATATGAATAAGCTTGCTGAATCTGCTTCTCTCCAAGGATGGACTTCTACATTTCCTGAGTATGCACACGATCTCGGCACTTGTTATAATCTTGGCTGGTATCATACTTTTGCAACAGACCCTAAAGCTCGTACTAAATCTGGCTATAACGGTGATGATGTTGAGCTCACTATTATCTATGACCTTGACCGTAAGATTGAGTTCAAGATTATTAACCGTAGATTCGTTATTTCTGCAAACTCAAAGGCTTTCTGCCGTAAGATTGATTTTAAGATTGAAGACCCAATCACTGGTGAAATTCGCCATCGTCTTGACGACTTTCACCTAGACTGCCCTCTCAAATTCCAGAGAGAAGAACAGGACAACCAAGACTTGAAGCCATATCCAACTTCAACTCTCTTTAACCTTCTTCCTCTCCATGACCGTCTCTGTTCATGGCGTGCAAAGCGTGAACATGTAGCAAAGCTCCTTGCTACTCTTCGTATCGAGACCAACGGTGCAGACGCATCTTCATTCAAGAACCTTCTCAATATTATGGGTATCGTTCTTGATGACATCCAGGGTGATGTGAACTCACTTAACTTCCAGTATGACTGGACTGCTATCGACTCAGAGATTGCTTATCTTGAGAATGAAATCAAGACTGTTCTCGCAGGTTATGACCAATTTGATGCAATGCAGATGATGGGTGACCGTGCTTCTGCTGCTGAATCTGGTATGGCTATCGGTGCTGTCGCACAAGGTCTCTCAGTCCACCAGAACGCAATTATGCAAGTTTATGCAGACATTGCTCGTCAGATGATTGCTAACCGTGTTGCTTACTCTTCTAACCATGAATTCCCAGTTTCTAACCGTGGTAGTTATGGCTCTCTAACAATTCAAGAGATGGCTCTTACCGCTACAATCAATGTCAAATCTAAGTTGGCTAAGACATTGCACGAGAAGCTCTTGGCTTCTAACTCAATGCAGATTATGTCAACCTTGATGAACCAAGGTCGTATCAACGAGAATGGTATTGCTTACTTCACTGAACAGGCTATGTTTGGTTCTGCTCCTCGCAAGATGATCGCTTCATTCTTAGTAGCTCCACAAGAGAATCCTGAAGCTATCAAGGCTGCTCAAACAAACGGTCAGAACATGGCTAACCAAATCGCACAGAACGAAATGATGTACAATGATAATCCAGTTGAGTACGAATCTGAGAACATCGAAGAGACTGCTTCTCCAGAAGAGATGGATGCAATCATCTCGCAGATGGGCGGTGCTATTGAACCTGAAGGAGAAGAAGTCCCAGGACTAGGTGCTGAAGGTATCGATATGGCATCACAAGAAGGTGCCTATGTCGGCGATATGGAAGGTGTGTCACCAGAGATGGCTTCTATGACCGCCAACCCAAATGCTATGGTGTGATATACTTAAAGTATGAACACTGAGAAAATCATCAAGGAAATCATAGATAATCATTCGGAGGCTGAGGTACTTGCGTACTGCACCTCCGAATTGGTTTCTAAACATAACATGGTTACCCGTGCTCTTGGTAGCAAAGACTACGAGAAAGCTGCAGGTGTCATGGGCGAGTCAACCTTTGCGTTGGCTATTTTAGCAGCTCTTAGTGAAAGCAAGAGTGGCAACAAGAAGAGCGTCACAGTTGCGTAAAACTGTTGCACGCACTATAATGAAAATACATTAACTTAATTAGAAAGGACTTCATGGAAAATACTCCAGAAGCTGCCGCACCAGCGACAGAAGCAACCAACACTAATACTAACCAAGCCGAAGCTCCAGCTGAACAGGCAAAGGCTGAAGCACCAAAAGAGCCAGATACACAAGGCTTCACCGCAGAACAACTTACTGAGATGAAGAAGTTTATGGATGCTAACGGTGGTTACGATAAGGCGTTCAAGACATTCAAGGAACGCATTTCAAACCCAGCTCCAGAAGCACCAAAAGAAGAGCCAAAAGCTCCAGCCCAGCCACAACAGAATCAAGAAGCTGCTCCATCAAGAATCCCAGATGGTTATATGAGCAGAAACGAGGATGCCTTAACAAACCACTACGCAAGGCTTGCTACAAGACCAGAGTACGCTCCTATTGCTGATAAACTCCGCAATGGTGAAGCAATCACTGAAATGCGTAAGTTTGGCATTGAACCAATGGACAAAGATGGTAACATCAACATTGGCACTGCTTATAAATTCTTGGATCTCTTAGCTAAGACTGTTCCTGCTAAACCAGCAGAAACACCAGAAGCTTCACAAGCTCCAACTGTTGATTACATCCCAACCAACCAAGGTAAGATTGACAACATCCAACAGGCTATGAGCATCATTTCACAATCTGCTCAACTCAAGAGTAAGGGTCTCGCAGAACACCCAGATATCCAAGCAGCTAAAGATTTCTTAAAGAACTCTTGGAATCCTGCAAAAAAGTAGTATAATGGTGTAATTACTCTCTCTTGGAGAATACGCACCTAAAGATGACTATTTCAAAAAATACCCCCTGTATCTCGGGGGTATTTTTGTTGTTACCCTAAGAGAGTTCTAAGGATTCGTGAGTATTCTTCACGGAGTTGCTGGATTTTCTCCGCCTGTTCAGAGTCTTCTGCGGTCTGAAGCTCTGCTAGTGCGATTGAGAACGCCCATAAATCGATAGGCGATGACACGCTCTTATCTTTGTTGAATGGAGCAACGAACTTCGTATAGAATGGGTGGCGAATGTTCCAACGAATCACAATGTCACTTCCCTCATTTTGGTAAGAGAAGAGGACGCTCGATTCGGTATCATTGTTCTGCTCGAACCTTGCGTGCATACCACGATAACCTAGTTGAACATTCTTAGCGTGGTTGCGTTTGTAATGTTTCTTCTTCTTGTTATCGTCAGTAGTCTCTTCCTCATCATCTTCCTTTTCCTCTTCATCCTCTACTTTCTTTTTGTGAAGTTCTTTCCAAAGAGTAGGGCGTGGGAGAAGAGAGCGTTTTCTTTCGATGATATTCTCTGCATCGCTGTGGTCCATCTCAGCGTTTTCCTTGTCAGCACTCTTACGTTTGTTGCAATTAGCACTGCAGATATTGATACAGAGACGAGCCTTCTCGAAGATTTTATCACTGAGACCCTGTGAAATCTCTACTTTGTCTTTGGTAAAGTTGATGCCTACTTGGTCATCAAGGTCTCCAGACAATGAGACTTCGCAACGGAAACGGTTAAGAGATGGGTGTCGTACAATATTGCCAATCATGACTGCTCTAGCAATCTGGCGATTGTTGCGTAAGATATAAAAACCTTGGTTCGCTGGGTTGGCTTTATTATCAGCATCTGAGTTAGAACCATCTGAATCGGTTTCTACTGCTGTAATATGAAAAACCTTTCCATCATATTCGACATCTTCATCCACAATAACATTGGTAGTTTCTTTAGTGCGTGCTAACGGATCGATTGATTTAACTAACTCATCATTGATGTAGATTTTTACTCCAGCGTCAATGAAGTTTCTGAACACTTCTCCAAAATGGCGTTTTGTCTTTGCGACTAAGGTATCAATGGACTTGTATTTAAAATGGTCGATATTTTCAAGAGTTACAATCGTGCCCATATTTCTTGATGCAAGGCTACATTGCATATCTGTATCGACTTCGAGTTCTTCTGCAGACCAAGAGCCTTTGATATTGTCAAGGTCTAAGCATACACCTGATGCAATACCATCTTCTCCCTGATAGCGAGAGATGACAGTAAGCTTTCTTGCCATTGAGATACTAGCAGTAACAAGACCCATGCCGAAGCGTCCGAGCTGACCATCTTGTTTATCAGTGTCGGAACCGAGCTTAATAGCTTCTGCTAAGGTTTCTTCAGTCATGCCGTAACCATTGTCCGAGATGACAATCTTATCAGCTGTGATTTTGACATCAATGATATCTGCACCTGCATCGATAGAGTTGTCCACAATATCTGCAAGAGCTGTTTCGTTTGAGTAAGTAAGATAGCGTAGACTTTCGATTGTCTTTGCTGGGTTAGGAGTAATATCGATTGTTTTCATAAAGTTTTCCTTGTTTAAGTAATAAAAATCCACCCTAAAAATTGGTGGTTGCTAAAAAACATCTTCAAACATGACTGTACTCCTCCGCTCGATATGTACCAAGCTGATTATTTAATATCTTACTCAACGAAATTCTCCATTGAGTAAGTCCCATTATATTTATATTTTTGCAAAAGTCAAGTATAATAAAAGCATGGAATCGGTAACATTAGGAGATTTCGGAAGTATTATCATCTATGTCTCTAGCCTGTTAGGAGCAGGGGCAGTTATTGTTAAATTCACTTTATCCCGTCTTCAAAAGGTCATCAACGACTCACTCAAGCCAACTAATGATAAGATTGATGTGCTCGCTACTAAAGTAAACCAGGTAGATATAGATAACAGCAAGAATTATCTCCAACAAACTTTCTCTGCACTTGATGCTGGAGAGAAACTAGATTCCGTAGCAATACAACGCTTTTACGAGGTTTATGACCATTATACTGATGATTTACACCTTAATTCGTGGGTGCATACTGAAAAAGACCGTCTCGAAAGAGAAGGAAAGCTAAAAAGAAAATAATTGCCACTTTATGGCAATTTTTTTTGTTTTTCATTTTTTTCCTTTACAATGAAGGTAAGTCTAGGTTCACTAACAGACTGTATAGAACTACACCCGACTGTATGCAAAACAGCCGAGTCACTGGAACGAAGCAGCCTGAGAGGAAGGACACTTAGCCAAGTGACGACCTGCAATCGCCATGAGGAGAAGAGACGAAAGTAAATCAATTTTAATCATAAAGGAAAGAAACTTATGGCTACCTTACCAGGTACTTTTGAGCAGACTGTTCCAGCTGCTCCAGTTGCTCCTTCAACCGAGACCGTGTTTGATCTCACGATGATGAGACCACTCCTTCGTGAAATCTTCGTTGACCGTCTCTTTGAAGAGCCATCTCTCCAACAGGAAATGACCTCTGCACGTTCATTCTTCAAAGGTCAAGAAATTGTTGAGAGCACAACCCTCATGCAATATCTCAAATATGGTCAAGAGATTCGCTTGAACATTATTAAGGACCAAAACCCATTCAGCCTCTTCAGCAAAGATACTCTTTCTTACGCTGCTGCTGATTCATGTCACAACCAAATCGAACTTGATTGTACTGTTCCTTGTATCAATACAACTCCAGAATTCGAATACATGATCTTCCGCTTCGACACTGAATACTCATACGGTGTTCGTGCTTGCGACAAGAACAAAGATTTCTGGGATTATGAATTGTTCACCAAACAATACGTCAAGTCTCGCCAAGCTATGGAATTTGGTCGTGAAGTTGACCTTTGGAACACTGTTGTTAAAGGACTTATCGCATCTCCAGCAACAACTGTTGATTACCTCACTGTCAACACTCACCCAACCCATTACTGGGATGACCTTGGCACCGTTGCTGCTAACGGTGTTCGTGAAGTCCGTGAAGCTGTCCAATACCTTGAAAACGCTGTTGCAGGTATCAACCTCACTGCCTTCATCTCTCGTGAATTCGCACAAGAAGTTCTCGATAGCAATCTTAACCCATACTCTTCGAACCTCAACATTCAGAAGATTAACGACTGGGAACAATGGGATCTTCCAGGCTTCGAAATTTCTGATCGTATCGCTCAGATTCTCGGTGTCCACATTCCAGTAGTTATTATGAAACGCTCACCATGGATGACTTATGACAACTCTGGTACTACCGTTTCACAATACCCACTCTGGAGCGAAGATGCAACCAAACAATACGTTGCAATCCTTGACCCTCGTGTCGGTTACTCATTCGAGAAAGAAGGTTACCACCTCGACATCAACCCATACGACTGTGATAAACTTATCCGTGGTATGATTGATACTGTCTACACAGGTTCTGGTATCACCTTCCCAATCTACGGTATGATTCTTGAGTTCGATCAGTGGCAACACGGTGGAACTCCAGTCTCCGCTTAGTAGTTAAATGAGCAAAAAATACCCCCTCGACTATGGGGGTATTTTTGTGTTAAAAGTTGTACTTTCATTATAGCATGAAAAAAGGGAGACCGTAGTCTCCCCGTAGGAGTGCGTGGTTAAAATGTTTCGTGAGTTACTTGCATCCCGTATCTAAACGGGAACAGCTCTTCTGCGAGCTCGGTGACTTTGTTCGGGTATGTGTTGTAATAAACCATATAATTGTCTTCATCCAGTTTGGCTCCCTCGTAAGCAGCCACGATTTCTTTTACCGCCATCATGTCGGCATCCTGCCTGAGTGTCAATTTAAGATGATAGATAGTCATATACTTCACCTCCCTTCAAATATAAAACCTGTATGACTTATCTCATTCTCAATGAGTTTTATTGTTTCGGAACTTGCGGTTCCGTAAACATACATTTTATCAAATAAAACAGTTACATTGGCTTTATATTGCTTGATTCTGCTCCAAAGCTTCTGTGCAGATTCTTCTGGTATAGAACCTCTCACTGTGAACCAGTATTTCACATAAACCACCTCCTTCTAATGTGCTACACCCCTTATTATTATACCAAAAAACCACCCGACCTTAGGTTACCAACCGTAGTACAACCAGTTGCCATTCGGTGGGGTGGTCGAGGCTGGGTGAGATAGTCGATATTTAAGACATCAGTCCCGCCACTCAAAGCCTCTCAGCTGTACCTATATTATATCTCTGACTTATCATCTTTGCAAGCTTGGCAGCCGTAAAGGTCTTTACCACTAATCTTGCCCCAGATTTCATCTACTAGGTCGTCAATCTCTCGTACAAGTTCTGTTTGCCCTTCGTCCGATTCATACATAACCTGGCGTAAAGATGCGGAAGCCTTACCAAGACACCAGAGTTTATCATCACAATCTGGGAAGTAAGTACGCATGTATTTTCTACGCAGAGTTTTAGCTTTGTTAGCTATCACTTGGTAAAATACTTCGTCATCAGTGTCCTTTGCTACTTGTTTTGACCTCATGGCGTGAGAATAAATATGTTCAAGCTCCCCAATAACACGGATATGGTCTGACGTATTGAGTGCCTGGTATTTCTCGTTTTGCTTATCTTCCATGTATAATTAAAGTATATCATAAACTAAAAGGAGGAATAAATGGCAATTACACCACGACAAATGATTTGCCCACAGTCCAACTGGTCAAACAAATGTCCGTATGCTATGACCCCTACTTACATTACAGTGCACAACACTGCTAACGATGCTTCGGCAAATAACGAAATCTCGTATATGAACCGAAACAAAAATCAGGTGTCATTCCACTTTGCTGTGGATAACAAAGAAGTTGTCCAAGGTATCCCATTAAACCGTAACGCTTGGCATGCAGGTGATGGTGCTAACGGCACAGGTAACCGCAAGACAATCGCTATTGAGATTTGCTACTCAAAGTCAGGTGGAAACCGCTTTGATGACGCAGAGAAACTTGCAGCAAAGTTTATCGCTCAATTACTCAGAGAGAGAAACTGGGGTATCGACAAAGTTAAGAAACACCAAGATTGGTCAGGTAAATACTGCCCTCATCGCACTCTTGATAGAGGTTGGGGTCGTTTCCTTAACATGATTAAGGAAGAGCTCAATCCTAAACCAACTCCAACTCCAAAAGTTGAGTGGGTGGATAATGTTGGTTCAGGCGTGATAGATGGTAAAACTGACCTTGTAAATGTTGCTACTGGCAAGGTAGTTACGCAAGTAACTGGTCAGTTCGATTATGTCCAGACTACTAAAGACGGCGTATGGGCTCGTACTGATTATAGTAAGGCACACAATGTCGACAATGGCGTGAAGACCTCTTCATTCAAGAAGCCAGTTCACCCAGTCATTAACTGGATTGATGTCCCTGAGACTACGATGTACATCAAAAAGGAAACAAACCTTATCAATCTCGATACTGGTGCAGTTGTAAAAGTTCTTTCAGGAGATTTTACCTTTGTCCAGAAGACAGATGATAATAAGTATGTCCGTACAGATTACTCTAAGGAGAAGAATTTGAATTATGGTGTGCTCTTCGAAGACTTGGAAGTTATCCCAGTCCCAGAGCCAGAACCAGAGCCAAGTCCAGAACCAGACCCGACTCCAGTTCCAGATCAAACAATCCCAATTCTTCAGAGCATAATCTCATTTATTCAAGCAATTATTAACAAACTTTTAGGAAAGGATAAATAATGGAAGTTTTAGGTATTACAGGTTTAGCTGCAGCAGTCCTTACAGGGCTCGTAGCAGGCGTTGTAGAGCTCGTTAAGCGTGCTTTCGATAAAGACTGGCGTGCTGTTGTAACAATCGTTCTAGCAGGGCTTGTAGGCGGCTTAGGAGCACTTTATATGGGCACTGATTTCTTAGCAGGTGTCGTATTCGGTCTTGCTGCTTCAGGCTTTGTCACGATAGCTCAAAACATTGGCAAGAACTATTAAATCATAGTATAATTGCTATGGCGGAGCTGGTTCTACGGACTTGCGGCAGAGCCAGCTGTGATGCCTATGAGAATCACCCTGCGAAGTGGGTGACGTCCCTACTCGGTACGAGAACTGAGTCAAAAGTGAGGATGTTCTCCTCACTTTTTATGGTATAATAGCTAAGTCTTGCCATCAAGGGAAACGGAAGCCCACGCTGGGAACCGAGAAAGGTTGGCAAGATAACCATGCATGTGCTATAATGGTATTGCGTAATTCAGTTCTCCAAATCAGGGTTACGTTTTAGTTGTTAGGAACCTATTTTCTTACGAAGTGGGTTCCTTCTTTTTATAATAAAAGTGTGGGGACTTCGGCTTACCTCCTTGGCTCCACATTCTCTATAACTCCCCAGTCTTTTAAGCCTGATTTTTCAGCTGGGGAGTTTTTGTTTTTTATGATAAAGTGTGCCATAATAAAAAGTAAGATGAATGACAATGAAACGTACGAATTTGAATCAAGAAGGTATGTAGACCCAACGCTGTCGTCCAGCGAACAGGAGCAGTTTATTAGCAATTTGCGTGATACGCAAAATCAAAATAACAGCGAAATCGTTGAACAGACATACAACCTTGGGACTGACGTTCCTTCGAACCTTGGTGGACTTGGTGGCGGTGAAGCTTATTTCAGCTCTCGTTATCAAACCCCACAAGTCGATGAAATGGTGTCAACTTTGAAGAGTGCTGCTCAAGCTCAGGCTCTTAATGACGTCATGACAAACTATCAGAATCAGCTCCAAAACCAATACAAGCAAGCTTATAGGAAATACCAATCTCGTGAAAGAGCTAGGGCTAGAAGCTCTAGTAGTGGTGGCAGCGGCAGTAAAAGTGGCGGTAAATCTGGTGGTAACTCTTCTGGCTGGAACGGTGACATTGGTACTAAAGAAACTGGTAGTGGTGATGATCCGTATGGTCTCTATAAGAATATGAAGCTCGGCGATGACTACGCTACATATGGCTTGGGCATGCTCAGAAGAGAAGAGGGCGAGACTGACGCAGAATGGTTCAGGCGTGCTAATGAATGGCTTGTAAAGCAAGCTGCGATGAGGAACCATCTGAGAACTGGAAAAATGTAAAAAGGAACTTATAGGATGAACAACGACAATAAACTACAGGACTTTTCTGTAGGTAAGAGCACACTTGACAATACTAAAGTAGGCGGTTCTGATTATAAGTTTATCAATTACACAAGCACCCCGTTAGTATACGCTGGCAAGAACCAGGATGTTGCTGCTGCTGTCAATAAAACCGAAGCAGAGAGAACTGGAAGCTACGATCCATATATGCTCAACTCTAAAAAAGCATATGACTCAGCATACAACCAAGCCCCAAAAGTTGAGATTTCAAATGGTAAGATAGTTGTCTCTGCTCCAAAAGAGATATTGAATTCTACTTATTATAAACAGTTAGCAAAAGAGCTTCAAACCTTAAAAGGAGCTGATTTAAGCAGCCCTGAAGTTAAAAACGCTATCAACACATTGAACAAAGAAATCCAACAGAACTTTCAAGAGATAGCAGTTAAAAACACTATTGGCTGGTCTTTGGAAGAGTTAAATGATTACCAACATGCTATGCAAACAGTGCGTAGCACCAACCCATTGAAATCTTCGAACCTTATTAAAGGTAAAACCAAGGAAGGCAAAATCGAATCGAAGACTCCTCAACAGTGGATTGACTATTATAGGTCTGCATACAACACTAATGAACGCTCAGACGCCTTTAACGAGTCTCTTCAATCGAATGACCCTTACATTCGTACTATGGCTCTTGTTATGTCCCAAGGTGGGCAAAATCCTGTATATGGCTTTGACACTGGTGAAAGGTTAGCACAAGGCTGGAACGCCTTTAAGAATCAAATGAAGAAGTTTCCAGAAGGAACTTTCAAAACCATGTTCGGAAATGTGGATTTGGCAAACACCATCGAAGACAAGATGAAGGACTTTAAGATTGACCGTGAAGCTACAAAAGATATTTCTGTCATAGATGAAGCTACGTTCAGTCAAAAACTCCAGGATTTATGGGGAAAGAAATGGGAAGACCTATCTGATCAAGATAAAGCCTTTGTTATCTTAGTTTCTTACGGCGGAAAGGAAGAAGATGCTGGCGATGAAGTCGATAATGCTGCAGCAAGGCTTAGACTTGAACAGTTGGACGGTCAACACGAAGGGTGGACTTATGCACCAGAAATCCAGAATATGGAGCCAGAAGATGCCCTTGCTAGAATCTTGTGGAAAGCAAGCTACGATGGCTACAAGAAGAAACGAGATGCATATCTGTCGTGGATGGGGTACGAAGACAACAACAATGAAGACGATATCCGTCTTGGAAAGAACGCCTCTTGGTCTGGCGTAGAACAGTTTGCTGGTAATCTCTCTGGTACGATTGGTCGTTATATGTGGGAAGCTGCCGTTGTCCGTGCTCTCACTGGTGGAGTCTCTGCAAAATCATTAGCTAACCCAAAATTGCTTAAAGGGGTAGAAGTCGGTGGAATAAATGTAAATGCTATCTCTGATAAAATCGGTGAAAAGATTATCTCTGGTCTTAATAGGGTAGGAATTTCCCCAACTTCTGCTGCTGGTCAAAATATGATGCAGTTCACAGCAAATCTTATCGGCACGGTCCCAGAAGATATTTTGCAGACATCACTTGACAATGTTCTCACTGACAATGCTAGAGATAACGAACATCTCTTCGATTGGGAAAATATGTCAGACAATTTCAGAAATAACCTTATCACTATGGCTCTAGTTAATGCTGGAAAAGCTGGATGGAACGCTGTCAAGAAGGCAAAACTTATCAAAGAGCTCAAACGCATCAATAATTTGACTAATACTAAAGTCGATTTGGATGGCTTGTTAGCTGATACTGACGATGTAGCCAGAGTTATGAACAATGGTGGAAAGATTGAAACCGATGGAGAGAAAGTCTTTGTTGTTGACACAGACGGTACAACGACAGTCCTCAAAAATATCACCCCAGAAGGTGCAGAAACCATCAGGAAAGCTTACGACAAAGGTACAGTTCCAAAGATTAAACTCGAAGAGAGCGATGGCGACAGCGTGTTCGTTGTTGATGTCGATGGTACAACTAGAAAGCTGACAGACGTTACTAAGCCAGCAGATTATGGCACCCCAGAATACACTGCCAGAGCAAAGACCTCTAATGACTACAAATACGAGATGAGAGAAGCTGCCAAAGATTTGTCTGAGCTCGAAGAGACAAGAAAGAAGTGGGTTGAGAATGACTACAAAGATGAGTCTGGCAATGACGTAAGGGTGAGAGATCAAGGTGAATATAGCAATAAGGAAATCCCTGGCACCTCAAAACTTGAAAAACTTGATGCCGAGATTGAATCTACAAAAAAGCGTATTGCAGAATATGACTCTGCGATAAGAAACCTTGACGGAGAAGACCTTGGTCGTACCAAAGCTACTGTTGATACTCCTGAAGGTAAAGTAGATGCTGATGTCCCTAACTATAAGTTCAATACCAGTGACGATGCCCTAAAAGTGAAAGTTGAATCTACACCTAACAGCGTGAGATACTGGGTCAAACAAGCAACTGACGTCTTTATGAACGAATTTAAGAAGGTTATGACCGAATTCCACGATAAGTTCGGTGATGTTCAGGTATCTGATTTTGACTGGGTAAACTACTTAGCAAGGCAGAAAACTCCAGTTGAAAAGATTATCGGTTCTGTCGACCCAACAACTGGTCGTGTCGTTACACAAAACATGATAGATGCTATGAAGTGGTGGAGCGAATCTCCTCACACTAAGAAACTTCGTCAAGCATCTCTCAAAGCACTCGGTAGTAGAATCGATGACTACGATACTCTCGGCTATCTTCCACATACTGACTATGACCCTACAAACCTATCTTATGAGGAAGCCCTCACTGGTATGCTCTGGCAGAAATCCACAGGTGCTTCTGTCATGGACGAGGGTAAATATGTTGGCTATGGTGGTACATTCGAAGACCGCTATGGCACCTTCGTAAAGAACATGCTTTGGGACTCTAGATCCAAAGAAGTAGCTGCTGCTAAACTCCTTGAAGAACTCGAACTTGAAGGGCAAGAGATAACTCCAGAGCTCGTCAAGAGAGTAGAAAAGACTGTTGATGATACTATTGATATCCAGAGGAAGGTAAACAATTCACGCAGTACAAAGGTGCTCGATAAAGCCCTTTCTGACGATAGCCCTGCAGATGATATCGACTGGAAAGCTCTCGAAAAACAGCGTGCAGAAGCAGCACAAGAACTTGGTCTTGGTAAAGCTACCCACGATGCTTATGACATTTACTATGGAGCTAACGGTAGCAAGATTACTGGTCAAGCTAAAAGTGCTCTCGGTATCGGCTTTGATACACAAGGCAATAACCTGAGAAAGATTGCAACGACTGACGGTACAATGTACGACAACGGTGCTGCTGATATGATTTATGCACAAGGCAATGCTAATGACATTGTTATGCACCATGTCCGTGGTGAACAGAACCTCAGAGAGTCCTTCATTGAATACAACGTGAACCGTGGCATGTCCAGGAAGAAAGCTGAAATTAAAGCTGACAAATGGGTACAAAGAGTTGGAGCCAATGTTAAAGACAGAAACGTTTATAATGTCCGTGCTGAAGTTGCGAAAATTCTCTACAATGATGGTTCAGCTCGTATTAAGAGGTTCCTTGCAAGAGCTGATTATGATAACTTCAATGCTACATCAAAGAAATACATTGATACGTTCTTGTTCAGCAAGATGCAGAACGATGCTATCACCCACAGTAAAACTATCGGTGATCGTCTCGCAAGTGCTCTCACTAAGATGACATCAATGCGTTATAAAGCATTGTTCTATGGAAACTTGAAGAACTCCCTCCTCCAGCTCTCTGAGCTTAACCGTCTGTTCGTTACATTCAAATTAGGTGATGTGACGAAGATGGCTGCTAAGATGGCTACTGATGCCGACTTCAGAGCTAGAGTCGATATGTATGTCGATTCTATCGCCCCACAGACAAATCGTGTCGATGCAGAATTGTACAACAAATACTACGGCACTCTCGATGGCATGAAGGTTGAAAGTGACGGCGTATCATTCAAGAATGTTGGAAAAACTATTGATGATGTTGCTCTTGCTCCTATCGAAGCAGCTGAAGCTTACAAGAACCGCATGATGGTCGCAGCTCTTCTCCAAGAAGCTGATAGTCTTGAGGCTGCTGGTAAACTAAAAGGTTACGATGAGAAAATCAGATGGATGCGTACTCGTTTCGAGCGTGTTGCTCTCGCCGCAGACGAGATGGGCAGAATCGGCTTGGCATCAAGCCCACTCGCTAGAGTCGCTCTCTTCCTCCAGAACTTCCAAATTCGTGAACTAGGCATGCACATTTACAATATCAAAGACATTGCAGGTATGTCTGGCACCATCCCGAAGACAATTATCAACGAGTTTAAGTACGCATCTAAGGTGCTCGGCACCAAGATGGCTACTGCCGTCCTCCTCTCTCGTCTTGGCTACTCTGCATCACAAGCTCTCGGTCTCGATCCATTCGGCTTGATGAACAGCTACAGCCAGATGGATGATGATGAAATGAACTGGCTTGATAGACAAATCTCAGGTGGTGTTCTTACTCCATTCCTTTCTGGCGGTATGACATCGCTCATTGCAGACCTCTACTTTATGGGTCGTAATGCATACGAGAAATCAGTTAGAACAACTGTCTCTGAAGATGCTAGAGAGAACTTGAAGAAAGATGACTTCTGGGATAGTTTGAAATTCTGGGAACGTTGGAAACTCCCAGACGATACATTCTCTTGGAGTAATGCTATGGAAACAGCTTCAGGATTTATCCCAGGTAGCACTGCATTTAAACGCATCAACCAGATGAACGAGATGATGGACAGCGGTTGGGCAGTCTCACAATCAGGTAACAAGATGTACACAGCCCCAACCGATGTTCCAAATACGATTCTTGGCTATCTGTTCGGACGTAATGCTACTGCAAATGCTAACCAATATCAGCAAACATTTGGTGACAACCTCGGTCAAACTCTCGGAAGAATGATGCCATGGCACAACTGGGGGGATTTCGACCCTATCGATGACAAATATTACTCTGATTGGTTTAAGGGTGATGACAACGACTTGCAACAGTTCAATAAAGGCATCTATTACTTCAAAGCTCAGAGAGACAGAATCTTAGATACTTACGAAGATGCTATCCGCAATAGCTATGACAGCGATCAAATTGCTGAAGCAAAGAACACTATGAACCAAGACCTCAATGAACTCTACACCCAACTACAAAGGTTCGTTGATGCTTACGAGAAGAAGAATGGCACAATTACTCCAACGCTGACGAAGCAGGTCATCAATACTCTTAATACTGGTAGAAAAGTTCTTGGAGACACTGCTGATGATGCTGAACAAAGGTCTCTTGAAGATTACGCTGAAGCCCTTGAACGCTACTCAATGCTTGGTATGTCTCCAGTTGGTACCTACACTGGTCCTACTGTCGATAACCCTGACAAAGAAGTTAAATACCAAGGTTCTCCACAATGGAGAGCTGCAGTCAGTGGCTACTACGATTCTGATGAAGAAGCAGTGGCAGTGTTGAAAGAAGCTGACAAGGTACTTGCTCCAATCCGTGAGAAGCTCCAGGATAGCTTGAGCAAAGCCTATGACACTGCAAATAAGACTGGTAAATATGATGCTGTCACTAAAATCCAGAAACAGTACCTCAAAGAGTTCGACAATGTTGTTTCTCCTATCATCGCTGCTTATGGCAACAGTATCTTGAAGAGTACAAAGGTTGCAGATCAACTCCGTGACATGCTTTCAACTGGCTCGAACAAGAAATCTGCTAACCTCATCCCATCTGAACAATATGCTAAGAACAAGTGGGGCAGATATCAGAGCATGGAGAAAGAGTCTGTCGATGTCGGTAAATGGGCACAGGAGAGATTCAGCGACAAACTCTACACCAACCAAACAGTTATGAGTAACAGCACTGCCGCAGAAGACCTCGCAGAGATTAAAAGACTTATCAGGCGTGGTCAGAATGACCGTGCAAGGGCAAGAGCATTGCAGCTTAAAGTCCGTGTAGACAACCAGACACGTTCATTGCCATCAAGCGATTACCAATGGCTAGAAAGCTACTTAAACAGTAAGGAAGGAAAGTAAAATGGAATCAGAGTTTATGATGCCGAAGGATTTGTACAACGAATCTCAAAAAGCTATACGCAGAGAGGCACGCAAGACCTATCCTCGTGGGGCTTCCACACTCACGAAAAAAATCGCCGAGGAAGCCCTGGGGGGGCTGGCTCGCCAGAAGAGGAGAGCAGAGGTTGATAGTGATTATTGGAAACAAAGGGGGGATGAAGAGAGAGCACAGCTAATCAAAGAGCAATACATGGAAGAGTGCTTCCTCCCAGCTGTTGAAATGGTCATTATCGCTTCCACTCCTGACGAAGTTTTAAATGCTAAAGACATTCTGTCAGCATTTGATGATGTGACATTTGAGTATGGTCCAGGGTATACTGCTTCATACATTCGCACAGCATACAAAGACCAGCTTGGTAATACTTCGAACTATTCAGACGGTTATGTCAGAGACATGATTGAACGCATTAAATATCTTTCTTCATCTGATCAAATTAGAGCTGCCTATGGGTTAGCAAAGAAAGTCAAAGATGAGATTGACAATGGCAATCATACGGCTGACGAAGATGATTACCAAATAATCACACGAGTAGCAACACTAGCATAAAAAAGAGTCCACCGCAACTGGTGGGCTTTTTGATGGTTGGGGAAGTAGGAGTTGCACCTGACCACATGCTGCTTATGAGACAGCCGTGTCCACTGGGACACCTTTCCCCATTGAGCCTCTCCGCCCACCGCAGGTTTTTACTGCGTGGTTCCGCCCGTGTACTTTGGGTCGTTGAGAGCTAATCTCTGTGAACGGCGGCAAGCTCATTATAGCATTTTTTGTGTTTATCTGTCTAGTTATGCCATAATAAAGGTATGGATAATTGTAATTGTAAATCATTCAAACAGGCTCCGACTTGTAAGACCGTAGCTGGTATCACCATTGTGATTATCCCTGCACAGTCTGGTGATAGCGAAGGTATTTTCGCTCCGAAAGTTGGTGACTACAAGAATACCTTGGTCAAGTATTTGGCTGACAGCAAGGTGTTCTTATATGACAAAGATGGCAACTGGACTTATGTAGGTCAGTCCGACATCGAAGGCGTGACTATCGACTCAGAGCTCAGTCTCGCTTCAACTAACGCAGTACAAAACAAAGTAGTTACTAAGGCAATCAATGATACAAATGATTATATTGGTGTGGTCTCTGGGAACTTAGACCAAGAGATTCTTGACCGTCAAGCTGCTGATGGAACGCTCCAAGATAACATTGATGCTGAAGCCATCGCCAGAGGAAACGCTGACGGCACACTCCAAGATAATATCGATGCAGAAGCTTTGGCTCGTGGCAATGCTGATGGAGTTTTGCAAGGTAACATTGACGCAGAGGCTCTTGCTAGAGCTAATGCTATTACAGGTGTTGAAAACAAAATCAATCGTGATATGCTTCAAGACCTCGTTATGACTGCGGATGCTAACTCAGTCACTTTCACAGAACAGAAAATTAACCCACTTACTGGTGCTGTTACTACTGAACAGGATGTTATCCCTACCGCATCTACTACAACTGCAGGTACTATTTCTGCAGCTGAGTACCAGTCAATCATTGATTCAGAAGAGCTTACACAGGCTATCCTTTCTGGTGCTGTTGCTCTCTCTGGTATCCCAGCGTCTCCGACTCAAGCAGAGCTTACTAATGACTGGCTGACCGCTACTGGCTATGATGAACTAATTAACCGTGCATCAATCTACGATGAAGATAACCAACTTATCTGGACTTACTACACGAACTCTCAGCTCTGGTACCCTGCAACTGCAAGTATTACACTTGATAAGTTCACCAACTCTACTCCAGGTATTATCCTCGGTTCTACAACTGATGGTAATGTCTCTGCTAACAATGACGGCACTGGTACTGTGTCTGGTTGGACATCTCTTGTAAACACTGTCTCTGGAAAGGCTGACAGCTCTTCTCTTGCTACTGTTGCAACCTCTGGTCTGTATTCAGATCTTGTTGGCAAACTTGAAATCACCATGCAGACTACTGACCCAGGAGAAGGTGCCCCACTAGCAGCTAATAGCTTTATTGCAGTTTATCAGTAAGAAAGGTAACATATGGCTTATACTTCAGAAGTAAACTTCAGTACCTATATTAAGGCACGCCTTGAATATACTTATTCAGAAGTGTCTGGCGGTCATAGCGTTACAGTAAAATTGCAACTTAGAAGAACCAACAGTTATGGCTATGATACGTTCCAGTATCCTAGCTCCACTGTTATTACTATTGATGGTACTTCAAGTACGAGCAGCTGGACAAGTAGTAACTACCCTAAAATCCCAGCAAACAATACTAACTGGCAGACGTTCAAATCTTATACTAGGACAGTTTCTCACTCTGGTAGTTCAACAATATCTATCAAAGGTGAGAACAAAAATATGGGTAGCTATCTTACTGGCTCGGTATCAGCGAATATCACTCTACCTTCGATTGCTACTCCACCTGCCGCTCCAACTATTTCTGCTTCGGCTGCATCAGCATCACAGGTTAATGTTACCTGGGGCACTACTGATTTGGGCACGCCTACTGGTACGGTTTATCTCTATAATGGCACTTCAAGTAGCCCGTCTACTCAGATTTCGTCCAAGACTTCTACTGGCAATTCCACCTATAATAACACTGGGCTCACAGCTAATACCAAGTATTACTACAAAGCTACAGCTACTAACACCGCAGGTTCAGCATCATCGTCTGTTGTAAATGCTACAACACTACCTGCTGGCATATCTTCAATCACTGGTAGCTCTCTTACCTCATCGAGCATCGTTCTTACGTTGGTGTTCGCTTCATCTGGCTCTGCTCTTACTACGACAGCACAAGTAAGCCCTAACAACTCTACTTGGACTGACACAAGTTTAACTAACGTTCAAGGCACTACACAGACATATGACGTAACTGGTCTTACTGCTAACACTTCATATACGAGGTATTTCCGTGTCCATACATCAGCTGGCAACTCTGGCGTTAAGAGTTTCACCTGGACCACAAAACCTGCAGATATTACATCTACAACCGCTTCAGATATAGGAGAGACTACAGCTACAATTGCCGTGGCTTGTGGTGCATCAGGCAGTGCTGCAACAACTGATTTACAAATGAGCACAGATAACTCTACCTGGACAACAGTTGCAAGCAATGTACAAGGAACGACAGTCAATGTTCCTCTCACAAGTCTCACGCCTGATACCTCAGTTACTCGCTATTTCCGTGTTCATACAGTTTATGGAAACTCCGCTACGGCAACCGTTACTTTTACGACATTAAAGATTGCTCACCTCTATGGTTCAGTTGGCGATCAAACCAAACGTGTCGTGAAGCTTTACGGCTCAGTTGGTGGACAAACCAAAGAGATAAAGAAGCTTTATGGTTCTGTAAACGGCGAGACTAAATTGATTTACCGAGCGTAGCCATTATTCTAAATGTTGATATAATCTCGTGATACACTAAAAGTATGAAATGTTGTAATAAATGTCGTAAGCCAAACTGTTGCGGAGACTGCTGCAGCAAGAAATGCTGCCCAGAGCCATGCGGTTGTCCTATACCGATTATGGGTATCTCGACTGTCCACGATGATACTCCTGCTTGGCTTCGTTATAATTTTGGAGGTAAGTCGGTTGATTACGACTACACTTCCCTCGTAAAGTATGCGGAAACGGATACTTCAGTTAGGTTGGACATTCCTAACCGTACATTCATTTATAATGCTGAAAAACATACCGATAGCTTTTCTGCTTCAGAGCTTGGCTCAATCCTCCATGTCGCTGACTTGGGAGATGTTGATGTATCTGGCGTCACTCAGAACTCTCTCTTCGTTTACAAGAAAGATTCTGATTGTGGCGAAGGCTGTGAAGGTATTGATAACTCATGGACTGCATGGAACTCTAACGAGAACCTCGTGGAAGGTTTTAGCACAGTTATGGGCTTCGATGCTGACGGCAATCCGAAAGCTCTCAATCGCCCAACAGATACGACTAAGTTCTATCAGCTCACTTGGGCAGGTGCTAACAAAGTCAAATGGACTCGTCCTACTGTTGTTGCAAATGCTCCTGTCGATAGCGATGGTAAGAAATGGGCATTGTATGTTGATCCAAACGATATGTCATTCGTAATTGTAAAGGAGAACGCATAATGCCAACAAAATCTACTGATTTCAATTACAAAGATTGTGAAAAAATTGATGGACGCATGGTTAATGCTTACATCGATGCTCACCTTGATGAAGAAAACCCTGTCAATTTAGTTATCGAATCTACATGGGGCGACTCTGAAGTTGACCTTACTGATGCAGTAAAAGCAGCAGAGACAGTCACAAATATGGAACTCGGCTCTAATGCCATCCAATACTTTGCAGAAGATGGACATGTTGACTGTATCTATGGAGACGATTTATCTCGAATCATCTCAATGCAGCTTCTTAAAGATGTCGACATTACAGTCCCACCTGCAGATGGTGATGTGTATATTTATGACGGTGACAAGCAGAAATTTGTAACCTTTAATTTAACTCAAGCTCTCAACACGATTTCTGGCAACATTACCAACATACTTGGTGATATCAACAGCTTGAAGTCTCGTGTCACCAACCTTGAGCTCACACTTACTAAACCTGCTAATGTACCTGATAATGTTAAGGTTGCTTGGGGTAATATCAACAACTACGGTGATTACACTGGTGCTGGTCTCAAGACCTCTGGTATTTACACTCACGACCCAACTGTCAACGTGCCTAATGATCAAATGTTCGAATAAAGGAAAGGATAATAAATGGATTGTAACAAACCAGTCAAGACAGAGTACATCGCAAATGTACCTATCGACAATCTCGCTGACTTGCCAGATTTTATTTTGGCAGAGCGTGATGTAGAAGATGTTACTACTGGCAACATCGCACGCACATTCGTCCGTGTTCCAGCAGAAAAACTCTTCCCAAATGGCAACTATGCAAACGTAGCTGCTATTCAAGCAAATAATGTAGCTATCACTGTGCCAGACAATGAAGTCCGTGCAGGTTATGTAGCAAACGAAGGCTCAGCAAATGTCGTAAGATACGCAGATGCTGGTCATAACCCAGTGTTCTTAATGCTCGGTTTTTCGACAGACTTACTTCTAGTGCAAAGCACTGGCATCGTCAATATCATGGAAGGACACCCATATATTGTAGGAGCACAATACTATGCTGCTTCAGATGGCTCTGGCGAACCTGTAACTGACCCAACATCAGGACAGAAGCTCTTTATCCCAATCTCACAAACTCAACTCGCAATCAACATTGGAGCTTAAATGAAATTAGAATATCTTAACGATGCAGATGAATACGCAATCAAGAGGCACTCTTCGATTGACCAGTATGGAGCATTTTTATCTGTAAAAAAAGGTGGGGTTAATATCCCACTTCGTTTTGATAGTCTGGATTGGATTAACTGTGAAGGAATCAAGACTCACCCAATTATTATTTCTGACGGAACTGATCTTGGTTTCAATTTCCCTGTTGGTCACTATACCTTTTTTACTGATACCTATCTTATTGGCGATAGGAAAGAAGTCGTAGTCCAAAAGCTGCCAGAATGGTTTGGCACTGGCTGGTACGAAAAAGCTTTGAATGAAAAGGTCTTTACAAATTTTGATGACACTTCTTTGGGATTAAGAAACCGTGTAGACCTCAGAATTGGTCTTGATTATATCAGTGCAGATGAAGTGCTTGACGATTCAGATGAATAATGCTAAGATGAAAATGTCTACTCTGTAAGACACTTTACAAAAATACCCCTTGGTCTCCTCACTAAAGGCATTGGGGGTATTTTTTTATTTCTCGATTGTTAAGCCCATTTCATCATGGAACTTTTTTATCTCTTCTCTCAGTCTTGGGATGTCGAGCTGTTTAAAGAAAAAAGTCCCTAACTCATTTAGGGCTGTACGATAAAGAACCTTGTTTCTGTCAGCGATAAGTTCAGTGATTATGCAGTCACAAAATTTACCTGCAATGTCAATGCCATCTCGAACCTCTGACTGAACTAGCTGTTTAATATAGCTATTATCGGTCATGATTCGTTTCACTTCTGTTGGTGAACAGTGAACTGTAATGGTAGTCGCCAACATTCTATATGGATTATCGTAATTATGTGAATACTTGTCTTCCATTATCTTCCCCAACGGGAACGGTTCCTGCCGCTCCCACGCTTACGGCTGTTTTCAGTTTTGCCACGGTTAGTTTTGCGAGAGACCACACGAAGGTTAGATGGACGGTTGTCTTTGGGATTGGAGTTAATATGGTCAATCTCCCTTCCATCTCCTTTGTGTGTTCTCCCACTAGCATTGGCTTGTTTGCGTGCAACAGTCCTAGCAGAGCGTTCAGCTCTTGACTTAGCAGATGATTGGAACTTCTTGTACTCGTGTTCTACACCAGCCGCAGTTCTCTTTCTCTTGCCGTTGATAGTTGTCCACAAACGTCCCATGGCTATTTACCTTGCATCATTGCACTTGCTTGTTTGTCGTATTCAGCTTGCATCTTCTTTGCTTCTTCTACTGAACGACCAGCACAGACTGCGTGTACGAGATCGTACTTGCGTCCTCTTTCACGAAAAGCGTTAAGCTGTGCAGTAAGAGCATCTTCTTCTGCTTTTGCCTTTTCAGTTTCTTCCGTAACTGCCTTTTTAGCTTCAGCTAAAGTTGGAAGCTTGCGGTATTCTTTTTCAAGATTTTCGGTTAAGTTTGCAGTTGCGAAAGCTTCGAATGTAACCTGATTTGCAAGTGAAATTGCATTGAAGTTTAGCTGTGCATTGCGGCGTGCTTCGTCTGCCTTGTCAATATCAAGACCAGAAGCATTGCGGATGCCTTCGACCAGCTTAGAGTAATATCCTTTGGTGCTCTCATCTGTCAAAGAAGCGATGACTTTTTCGACAAATTTGAGAGTGTCTTTAAAATCTGCCATATGGCGAACCTCCTTAATTTGTTAATATTATTATATCACAAGCTCTAAAATGATATACTGATAGTATGTATAACAATTTATTCAGTGACCAACTTCTACCTCTTATCACTCCTGAAATGTTGACTCGCTACCCTGACCAAACTTGTGACATTCTAAACAGACTCATTCGCTTGGCACAACAGAGTAGCACAGGGGGTTCAACCAGTGGTGAACCAGGTAATCTTGAAAACATTGTTCAAACGACTACTTCTTACGCAGATGGCGGCGTAAACGTTGTTACTGCTTACCTCTCTGATGGCACCACACAAGACTTCCAAATCCGTAACGGGCATCAAGGTAGCCAAGGTGACCCAGGTCAAGACTCTACCATTGCAGTAGGCACCACAACCACATTGCCAGCTGGATCGAGTGCTACTGTAACTGATTCTGGTACTCCTTCAGCAGCTATTCTTAACTTCGGCATCCCTAAAGGAGATAAGGGCGATACGGGCAATCCTGGCTCTGCTGCTACAATCGCAGTCGGCTCAACCACAACCCTCGCTCCAGGCTCAAGTGCTACGGTAACTAATTCAGGTACCAGCTCTGCGGCTGTGTTCGACTTTGGAATCCCAGAGGGCGATAAAGGTGATACTGGAGATCCAGGTGCAGACGGATTCAGCCCTATCGCCAATGTCACAAAGACAGGAGATACTGCTACTATCACTATTACAGACGAAAACGGGACCACAACTGCTACGGTTACAGATGGTGCGGCAGGTTCAGCTGCTACTATTACTGCTGGCACGACCACAACATTACCAGCAGGAAGTTCAGCTACAGTTACTAACTCTGGTACCTCTTCTGCTGCGGTCTTTGATTTCGGTATCCCAAAAGGAGATACTGGTGCAGCAGGTCAAGATGGTGCTGATGGTTTTAGCCCTATCGCCACGGTAAGCAAAGCTGGCGACACAGCAACGATTACTATTACAGATGAAAATGGCACTACCACAGCATCTGTCACGGATGGATCTGACGGTGCTCCAGGAGCTGCGGCAACTATCGCTGCAGGAACTACGACTACCCTTTCTCCAGGTTCATCAGCTACCGTAATCAACAGTGGTACATCATCAGCTGCTGTATTTGATTTCGGAATTCCACAGGGTGCAACTGGTGCTCCTGGGGCTGATGGCTATTCCCCTACTGCATCTGTTTCTAAAGTAGGTGATACGGCTACTATTACGATTACTGATCAGAACGGAACGACCACTGCCTCTGTATCAGACGGTGCTACTGGTAGCCCTGGTCCAGCCAATACTCTTTCTATCGGCACTGTTCAATCTGGTGCTACTGCAGACGCTACTATCACAGGAACTTCGCCTAACCAGACACTTAACCTTACATTACCAAAAGGTGACACTGGTTCTCCTGGTGCAGCAGCTACCGTAGCAGCTGGTACTACTACGACACTTCCTGCAGGTTCTTCTGCTTCCGTTACTAATTCAGGAACTTCCAGTGCAGCCGTATTCGACTTCAGCATCCCACAAGGTGCTGATGGTGCTGGTGTAGCATCTGGTGGTACTACTGGACAAGTATTGGTCAAGAACAGTAACACTGATTATGATACTTCATGGTCAACAATGACTATCCCTACGGTTAATGACAAGACGCTCACAATCCAGAAGAACAGTACGAATGTGGCAACATTTACAGCTAATTCATCAACGGATGTTACAGCTAATATTACAGTCCCAACCTCTTTCAGCGATTTGTCTGGTACAGTATCCTCAAGTCAGATTGCATCTGGTGCTGTGACAAATGCAAAGATTGGTTCAGCTGCAGTTAAAAGTGCAAACTTAGATTGGACAACATTATGTTCACCAACATCCGAAACGACACACACTTCGCTGGCTAATACTTATACTAAATTCTACGCATGCAAAACGAGTATCCGTTCAGTATTCGGTGGTCATGGATTTGACTTTGCAGCAATGCTAGATTTCGGTGGTTCGTCTGGTGCAGGAACCGTGAATATGACGAGTATACCTGGGCTGTCAGGTTATTACGGACTCAAAACACAAGAAAAAGTAGGCGTAACCCCATCAGCAGGTATGTTGTTCTCGGCTGTAGGACGTGGTTATTCGTACACGCCTGGGTCATCACCAAACGATAAGCTCGCATCATACGAAAGGTGGATTGCAATGGCAGTTGGAACCGATGGCTACATCTATGTAAATGTTGGTACCTCAAGTAGCTTCTCTGTTGCATCTTGGCAGCGTATCCAGTTTAACGTCTACGGCGGTATTCGTTTAGTAAATAAATAACAAAAAACCACCTGATGGGCGGTAGGTGGCTTTCGTAGACAGAACTAGCATCTGTCTGACCTTATATTATCACTCTTTGTTCATATGTTCAAGTGCATGGCTTAGGGATATTTTTTAGTATTTCAGTTGTATTGTGCCATAATAAAAGTATGAACGAATGTAATTGTAACAAAAGATTTAACGAGTACGGGAAATGCTCTCGTGCTGGTATCCGCAACGTAGCTCCTACTTGTAAGGACATCGCTGTTATCCCTAGTGTTACTGTGGAAAACACAGCTGGTCTCAAAGGACTCGCTGATTGTTTTGTCCATGTCATCGACAATAACACTACCTATTATATTGATGACAAGGGTCGTATGATGATCACCTGGGCTGGTCCAGTCGAGGCAGATGGATATGACTACGAGAATAACCCAAGAAAGCTCCGCTCACAAGTTGTTTACGACTTTGCTAACAACCGTGCTATTTATTACAATGCACTCGGTGCTTATCGTGTGTTCAGCTTAACTTCAGGAGAATAATCATGACTTGTCCATGCGATAATGTAAAAAGAGAGATGCCTGGATGCGAAGCTGGAACACCACCAGTGTTAGAAGTGAACGGCGGTGAAGTTCCAGTTCTTTTCCATACTGTAAACATCCCAGCAAGTGTTGGCACGGTTGAGACTCTTCCTCCTACACCTGGTGCATACCGTAATGCTCGTGTGACTTATGAAGCTGATAACGTTTCATATCTGTACGATTCAGATGGCATCCCACAGCTCTTGACTACCCCTGGTCCTGCTGGTGGTGTAAATTCAGTAAACGGTAAGACTGGTGATGTCGTGTTAGGGGCAGATGATGTGCATGCTGCAGCTAATACTTTTTTCTACGCTAATTTAAGCGAAACTGGAACTTACCGCCATATCTACAAGAATCCAGATATGACAGGCGAGGTATCTGTCCAAGATTTGCTCGATGCCAACGAAGAAGGTCAAGTCATCCTTCGTATGTCTACGACTGCTACTCCTGGGTATTACAATGATGCATATCTTCAGAATACTTATGTAGGGAATAGCGACTACCAGTTCTTATTCCTAGACAACAGAGTATACTATGAATATGATGCAACTACTACTGCTGATACTTCATTCTATAAATCTAACTCTACTATCCAGCTTCAGATGAGTGCTGGTGCAGGTGCTAGTATCAATGGCAACACTATCTCTGTAACGAGTGCAATCAACGGTGGCACGACTGCTCCTACTACTTCAACTGTCGGAACTGTCGGAGCTCTGTACTCATATGTAGACAGTGGCACTGGTCATTTGGCTATTTGTACAGCTGTATCAGGTAGCACATACACCTGGTCAACGTTAATTTAGCTCACAACAAATACCCCTACCCGTGGAGAAGGTAGGGGCATTTTTTAGTGTTGGAGATATGAAATATATTTACTTAATTGGGAGTAAAAATAATGAAGACTTATTTTTGTTTTAATGAAAAGCGGTTTTGTCCTAGTTAGGACATCACTGATTTAGAAAAAATTTAAGAAAACATTTATCTGCTTACAAAAACCTAAACCGACCTCCAACACTCATCATGTGCTATTGGATGGTCGCCCACACCAATCTAACTTTATTTTATCATATTTTGGTTGTTTGTGTTCTATAATTAAACTATGAAGATGTTAGTATCCGAGTTCGCTGATAAGTTCCGCTCAATCGTAGGTGACGGTACTATTGATGTGCCGAATAAATTTGTTATCAACGCATTGAACTGGGCTTTTGCAGAACTCCCATTAAACCCTAAACTCGATAAGGCTTTCCAAAAGAACCGCACTGTCCAGCTTAAACCAGGGCATTACAGATGGAACCTTGTCGACCATAAAACCTTCCGCAGACTTACGGATATCCCGTCTTTTAATATCTGGGAATCAGTCGGCGGCGATCTTTGCCCAGTCTGCGTATGTGCAGTAACGATTGAGGAGCTCTACGCTGGTGGCATCCCTTCACTTATGAAGCCAGGAAAGCCATGCAAATATGCTATCGAACAGCAAGATGATGATATTTATTTAGTGTTTGACAGACCAATTGAAACTCCAATGGTGCTTCAATACATCGGTTATGGTATCCCTAAACCAGTGAAGTCAATGGAAGATGTTATTGAAATCTCTGGAGTTGTGGAAAACGCAATTCTTGAGGTCATGCGTGTAGTCTGGTATCGTGAAGCTGACGATCTCGCATTTGCTGGTTCAGCATACGATTACCTTGATAACAAATACATCCCTCAAATTATCCAGATGGTTAATAAGAACCTTAAAGGTATTGAAGGCAACGTAATCTTAGGAGTATAGAATGGCTGTACGCTTTCAAAATGACTCACACACCACAGGCAGAGTACCAGGTTACTATGCTAACAACAAGCTTTACAAAGACTCTTATACCCGTACTGACTGGCAGACTCGTACGTCTCGCCGTATCCATGACGGGTTTAATTTGCAAGTCAACTATGGTCTTGATACAACGTCTGATGATGTTAATTCCTCCCCGTATTCTTCCCCTTACTATGTGAACGGACGTTACAACTCCGATAACTTAGTCACCCAACGAGCGAACTCTGCATCGGTGCAGGGTATCAAATACTTAAACTCTATTCATGACGAAAAAGATTCAACTTCCGAAATCCTCACGAGGAGGTCAGAAGACAACCCCGATGAGGCAACCCAAACAACTATTACTCTCTGGCAAGGTAAACAAATTAAGTTCTCCCTCCCGTACTCAGGGAATTTGGTTGGCAATACAATTAGGCTTCGAAATACTGGCGGTTGTACTGGCATCCTCTCTATTTATTTTTCTGCTACTGACAATGGACGCCCGTTAATGGAAACCTCGGTTGACCTATGCAAAGTCTCAACCGATAAGTTTGAAACCTTCGAGCTCAGAGGTATTACTACTATTGAAGACAAGGCAAATCCTCGTGGCACAATCTATATCCGTATGGAAATCTGGGATGAAATCTCAGAAGAACGCTCAGTCAATCCGTTTAACACAGGTCGTAAGATTGAGATTGCTGCAACAGGTATGGCTAACCATGACGAGTGTATCTATGAGCTCAAGGATAAGAACGAGCCTGTTATCACCAATCCTTACAAGTATGTAAGAAAAACAGCATGTCCTCTTGTTGGCTTTATCTATAACAACTGGCAATCAGTACCAGTTGATCGCCTTGATAATATGAAGACTGGTGCTACTGTATCTTATAACAAGTACCGCTACGACATCTTCTGTGTTAAAGATGGTATCTCAGCTGAGGTTCTTATCTATGATAAAGAGATGAATGACTTTGTACGAAGAACTGACAACCAACCACTACACATTAAGGTAGATGGTCGTGTCACCCAGCTCAACATCGCACAAGTTACAGACACAGAGAAGAAGACATGGGTTTACTATGTCGATGGCTATTCTCCTCTTCAACGCTTCCGCCTTAAACAATGGGATAACGGCGATAGTATCGCAAGCGAAGCTTATCCAGTGGGGTCAGCAGATAACATCTCTGTCAGCATCGATGACCAGACTTGGTATAACTCAGATTTAGGTGGTGCTAGTGGTACATATGTATTTACCTATGATGTCAACCACTGGGAGTACAACAGTGCGACTGTTAGCCTGTCTACTTATGGTATTACACTCTCTGGCGGAGCCCCAGCAGACGGCTCAACCATCACAGTAGTTTATACTGTATCAACAGGTGGCACAAAGAAAATCCAAAGCATCCAGTATGTCGATGCACGCCCAGTAATCGCAGCAAGCCTTATCATGTTCCACAACAACCGTCTGTATCTTGCAGGGTTCAGAAACGACCCTAACCTTGTACAGATTTCAGCTATCGATGAAGCTGGTCCGAACTACTCACAGTTCCCTTATAGGTTCTACGCTCCTAACCGTAGCCCATATGATACATCACTCAACCCTATCACCGCTCTTACAGAATACGCTTCTGACCAGATTATGATTTCATTCAGAAACGGCTTCTCAATCTATGCAACTTACGGCAGTTCAAAATCAGCTGGTCTTGAATCAAGTATGCCTACTCAGGTCTCAACTTGGTCAGATTCAGCTGGCATTAGAAGCCAAGGAGACATTGTAAATTACAAAGGTATCATCTATTCATTCGATGAAAAAGAAGGCATCCGTAGATACAACGGTGCTCTCTGGAGCCGTCTCCCGAACTCTTCTATCGACTCACATTATGACCGTGTAGATATGGACAAGCCACGCAAGCTCTGGGGCTTTGCTAACAAGCTTTACTTCAACTACACTGATAAGATTGACGGTAAGAAGAAGTGTCTTATCTGGGATCAACTGATGAACTATCAGCAATACCCATGGTTCCAAGACATTGACATCCCATTCTGTGATGCACGCTCTGACGAGACTGAATACCTCATCGGTATCCACCCAGACTACCCATGCATCATGCAACTTTACGCAGAAGATACTTGGAGAAGGCTTGACAGCCCTATCACATTCGAGAGACATACAAAGTACCTCTCGATGCCTGGAAACGCCGCAGACATCATCCTAAAGCGTGTCCAAAACAAGGTGATTGCTAACTCTAACAGATGGTGGTGGTTCGGATTATCATACGATAAGCATGAACTGGAACAACACCGTGGCTCAGAACCATGGTATCGTGTACCATGTTGGGATACTATTACAGATGAAGAACCACAAGAATATCCATTCCCTAATGAAGATGTTTATGAGGAGAACGCCGTGGCACGCTTGGCAATTTCTAACTTGAGAATCCGCTGTACAGCTATACAAGAGAGAATCAAGTGCAAGACATTCCGCAATCAAGCAAACCTCGTATCAGTCGAATTCGAGTGTTACCCACGCCAGTATAACTAATGAAAGGACAATATGGAACTTAAAGACCTTCAAGGAAATGACATCAACCAGTTCATCAAGAACTATCGTGATGGTTTGGAAGCTCAATATGCTGCAAGCGTAAATGATCTCCAGCAACAGAGAAAAAACAATTACGCTGAGATTATGGCTGGAGCTAACAAGGCTGGTATGTTGTATTCAAATTTCCCAGAAAGAAGTAAGATACAATATGATACACAAGCGTATTATCCAACTGCTATCAAGACGCATCAAACGTATCAGACAGCACTCGACAAGCTCCGTGCTAATGCTATCAATCTTTATAACCAGAATAAAACCATTGCCGAAGCTATTGCAGATTTAAATAAATCGTAGTACAATCAAGGGGACGTTTTAGTCAACCTCGTAAAAAATACCTCCCATGCCCACACTTATAGGAGGTATTTTTGTTTGGCTTTATCCGCCTTGACCAATAAGTCTTTGGTTGATCCACTGGCTGCCATGTCTGATATATGGTGGGTTGTCTGTTCCTACGCCACCGTCATAGGTTCTCATCTGAACCCATGCGTTAGAGCCGTTACGGATGTCTGCTGTGCCACCAGTGCGGTTATGTGATACCCAAGCAGTACCATTCCATGTCTGACCTGGTACATAATCCTTTGGGAGAATGTTCTTGAAGTGAATACCAACTCCGAGAATATCTGTCCAAATGTTAGGGATTGGGCGACTTTCGTATCCTACTGATGTGTTTCTCCACCAGACTGTTGCCCTCTGAGCGTTCTCACCTGGTGCTAATGTGAATGAGTACGACCCCATATTCACATTAGATGCAATCGTATGAGCCGTACTAGCGTTGTCTATAAGTGGGAACGGAGCGAAGTCTGTACCATTCTTATAACGTCTCATCCAGAGGTGACGGTTAATATTAGAAGGAGAACCGATTTTCGTACGAACTGCAGATACAAGTGTAGTATGCACGCTGACCGTCATGTAGTTACGGTTGTCGATGCTAACTGTCCACTCATCACGAACTGTAACAGCTACCTTCGTTGACTGGTTGTTGCTAGCTGTATCAGAGTCACGATATGTGTATGTATATGTAGCTGAACCAGTCTCGCTGGTCGATGTAGTCCATGGAAGGTTAAAAGTCTTCGGCACTTGGCTAGTGTTAAGAGAGCCTTCGAACAGGACGTTTCCATCCTGCTCGATTGATAGGAGCTCTCCGTTATAACCACCAGATTCTACTGTAAGAGCGGCTGTCCACTGATAATTTTTAATTGCCATTTAGCCTCCTTATGTTAGTGGTGGGTAAACATCGACTGGTGCATCAAGTTGACTACGATCTGGGTCTTTAACTGGGTCACGGTCATTTGCACCTTGGATTGGTTCAATAAGAACTTGAAGAGCGTTAAGACGAGTTGCTGGGTAGAGAGCTTGGTTCACGCCAGTCTCGGTTACTTCTTTACCATCGTATTCAGGGTGGATATCATAACCATGGTGCTGGTTTCCGAATGATGAATTCGTACGGATACGCATCTCATGGTAAAGGCGTAGTTCTTTGCCTTTAGGAACGATTACAACCATCGAACCACGGAGAGAAGTTGTGCCCCAAGGGATATTAACATTATTTGTGCTTGTAGTTGCAGCCATTGCCCAACCATCAAGGATTGATGCATCAGTTGTCATACGGATGCTATCGTCTTGGACTACTGGAACTACACGAGATGTGAAGTGGTAGTTTTCAGGCATCTTATCTGATTTAATAGCTTGGACACCATAGTTAATTGTAACTTTAAGTTTGAACTTACCAAAGAATTCAGGAGCGTTATCTTCAAGATGAAGATTGATAGTATCGTTGTAACAACCGTAGTACCATGGGAAGTCTGGATCATCAGGCACAGAGTCACGAATAAAGTTAAGTGATGCGGCACCTGCTGGGACGACAGGCATTTTACATTCAGTGATACATCCACAGTCTGTCTTTTTAAGAATATGGTAGTAGCCATTGTCGTCTGGTTCCATTACACAGTCACCTGCATCTGGAATGTGATATGGTTCCCAAGCAGCACCGACACTTGTACAACCTTCTGCACAATAATCACAGTGTGGGTTCCACACAAGCATTGAACAGTTGTCAGGATGTTCAGCCTCGACATCTCTTAGGTCATCAAGCTTAATTATCTGACCTAGTTGTCTACCAGTGATAATATCTTTTCCACATTCTCCTGCATAATTGAGAGTTGCCCCAGAGAAATCTGTGGAAAGAGTGGTGCAAGTCTCAGCGATTTTAGGGACACGAACTTTTGTCCCGTTAATCCACCAGGTCTGGCTATCGTACGGATCAGCCTCAATCGAGAAGTGTTCTTCTGGACATGGAGCCGAACATCCGCCGCAGCAGTCTGGTTGATGGCATAAATTACAACAATTATTCATACTTTAAGTATAAACTATTGCTTGCCCTTTTCTAGTTTTTTTGCCTTTCTTAAAAGTCTCTCCTGCTCTTTGCAAGAACGCTTTATCGCCTTTCTAAAGACCTTCTCGGCTTTAGCACCCATATCAGGTCGAGCGATGTCATATAGCGTTATCTTTTCTGCTTCGAAAGCATCTGTGATTAGTTGTTTCATCCTCTCTAAATCCATGACTACTCCTGTTTTAACAACTCATACTCTAGTTTGCTTTCTTCTATTATACTAGGGAGTGATATAAATCTATCCCCGTATCTACTTTTCCACCTTCCCATCTTCTTCCACCTCGTAGTTATTTATAGCTTTGCTCTCGAAAGCTTTAATTTGTTTTTCACTTAATTTGCTGTATGGGATATAAATAAAGTTGTTATCAATCTCCATGTCGTAGAGTTTCTTTGCCCACACATAAGTCTTGTAATCGTAATTGCCGATACGGATGTAATCTTCACCATTTCGTTTTGTCATTACGACAACATTAAATGGAGCTTTCTTAAAATGCTCATATCTTAAACAGATACGCATCAAGAACGACTCTTGATTAAAAAGTTTATTATCTGGGGTCTCTTCGTTGATGCCGTCCATGACCTGTTCAATGACCATGGAGAGAAGTTCAGGGTATTCCATCTCTTCTGAAATACCCTTTACTTTCTCGAACAAGCGAAGCATACCATCCCAGATCGCTTCAGTGTTGTTCATCTTATCCTCCTACCAACCAAACATTTTGTATATTAGCCAAGCAATAAAGACCAAGGCTCCAATGCCCATACCGAGCATAACTATCCAGACGAATAGCACTACAACTTTGTCAGCCGTTGTTAGTGGTGGTCTGTGGCACAAAGGCTCAAGCCCGACCTTATCTTTCTTAGTTGGTTTTTGAGTTTTTAACAGGAAGTGGTCATACGATAACGAATTACGAATAGCACGGACAGTTGTCTGACCAAGCCCATATTTCGTCATGACTTTCTTGTCGTCTTTAGGAGTCTTTAACTCCCTTTTGATTTTGGCGTAGAGATCTACGTCAACTTTTCTTTTAGCACCCATTTATACCTCCTTTTGTGTGCTTATTGATTTAACCATTCCGTTCTAATACGGTTTATGGTTTCTCGTTCAATGTCTGCTAGTGCTTCTTCTCTAGCAGTTGGCTCGTACTCCTCTTCTTGTTGGTCTCTTTCATAATCAAGAGCGTCATCACGGAGTTTTTCGTATGTAATTTCGTCCATTATATTTCCCCCTCTTCAATAAATTTAAGTGCACGAGCAATCCTATTGTAATATACAGTAGTGTCGTTTTTATCAAAACCCATCTCAGTTAATATGAGTTTGAGTTCTCTGATCACTTCTTCTTTCTCTTTGAGCCAAGCTTCGTGAGCTTCGGCTTGTGCTTTATCTGCAAGATACTCATCGAGAGTATCAAAACCGTTCTCATACGCTTCCTGCGTGAGTTCGGCATGTAGTTGTGACATTTTTGACATAACTTAGTTCTCCTTACTTTTAGTTGTTGTCTGATTACATTTTATCATACGCTTACGCTTTTGTCAAGACCTTAGAAATCCTCAGGGATTTCGGCGGCATCGACCTTCTTTAAATATTCCTCAGTTAGTTCAACAGAGTCAATACTATCGTATTTCTTGATACGATTATACCATGACCTGTTCTTCTCTATCTGCTCCTTATTGTTCTTCTCCATTGCCTTTTCCCAATCATCGTGGTCTTTGAACGGAGTTGGATACTCTTTAGCACCTACGATCAGCTTCCAGTCCTGCCATGCAGCATCGCCTTCGACCATATAAAACTCAATCTCATATTTGTCGATAAGTTCCTTGACTTTCTCTCCAATCTCCTCTTGATCAGTGTAGTCGATGAGCACGCTACAAGCTCGCAGTTTTTCTTCCCCGTAGTGTTCATCGTTCCACTTCTTAATTTGTTTAAATCCAGCCTCAATGCCGTCCAGAACTCTCTCTGCTGGCATAAGAGGGTCACCCTTCTTAAACATGGTAAGCATACGCCCACTGTGGATAAACCTGACGTGGCAGCGTTCACATAAAGCTACACAACGCTCGAAGCGTGCTGTGCCCTTGTTATAGTCATATGTGTAAAGCTCGTGTGCATGGAGCTCTCGCTTAGGGATTTCTCCGTCATCATGGTATTGATGATGGACTGCCCCATTTTCATAGAACTCAGTTTTAACTTTGCGACCACAAGCTTCGCACTGGTAGTGTGCATCAAAGTAACAACGGTTTCTCACATGGTTCCAGGTACTAGCTCCCATAATAGTACGAGGTGCAAGGGTGTGAAGTGGATGTGGCACATTAGGCATAGTGATAAGTGGTGCACCACCATCCATTGGTGCTACCCATTTATCAACAAGCTTACAGGTATAACCCTTATAAACTACGGTCTTCGCTTTCTTTGATTTCTTCTTTGCCATTTTTTCTCCTAACAATACGGTTGGATACAAGAGTGTACTTCCATACTGTAAACTCTCTTTCCGCAGTACGGACATATCCAACCTTCGTTAATAGGGTTTATGCGTCTATTGATGTTGGTGACATTGATGTCCTCATCATCCTCGATGATAATTATTTTTCTTTTCATTCTTCACCTCCTTTAATTCATTTGCTATCATTTGCTCTTGTTCTGCTCTCTCCTTATCAAACGCTTCAGCGATTATCCGTTTCAATTCGTCCATGTTCATTCTTCACCTTCTAAAATTCCTCTACTATTTCTCCCGTTGCACAATCTTCGACTACTGTTGTGCCATCAGTATAAGTTTCAAATCGTTTCCCGTTCTTATAGATTGTTACCATCGGTGTCTTTTTCATCCTTTGCCTCCTAACCATTTCTCTAAGGCAATTTTGTTAATTGTCACTACATATTCAACATCACCATCTGGATATTCTTTCCTTTTTGTAAAACGAACCCCTGACTTTCTGAAGAAATTGTTATCGTCAACCACAGAGTATAACTCGCCGTAATCGCCTTGAAACATTAGTAGCAAGTGTTGTATGAATTGTTTGTCACTCATTCTTCACCTCCAAGAAAACCTTTAGTTTTCAAAAACCACTCATAGGCTTGTATCTTACCTTTTAAGTAAGCGTTATCGCTCTTTAGTTGTAAGTTTTCGTTATACAAATCACTAACTTGTGTTTTAAGAAATGTTAATTCGTCCATTAGTCGTCCTCCGTCATCTCTCGCATCACTGCTTCACCTTGCTCCCACCACATATCACGGATTTCTTCTTCAATCATTGCATCTTCAATGCTACTCATATGTATTCCCCTTCTTTACACTACACTCTGTGTGTGCCAGTTGACAATTATCTATTGTTGTCATTCCACCTTTTGATAAAGGTCTGATATGGTCAACCGTGCAGTCCTTCATGTCCTCGATAGGTTTTCCACAGATACCACATACTGCACCTTTAGAGTTAATGAGTTGTCGTTTAATAAAGTGCAGCTTTTCCAGCTCTGCTCTACTAAGCTCCATACCATACAATTCCTCAGGTGCCATGTTTGAGTACCTTCCTTGGTGGAAACGCTTTATACTTTTTGTTATTCTCATTATTCTCCTAGCCTTTCTTTTGCTATATTGTAATAACCTTTGTCAATTTCAATGCCTATAAACATCCTGTTAGCATTTTGTTTTTCATTCATATTCTTGACGGCAACTCCAGTTGTCCCACTTCCCATGAATGGGTCAATGATGACACAATCGTCTGGAAGTATCCCGACAAGGTTCTCCATGACCTCAACAGGCATTTGGCACGGATGCCCAGTCTTAGCCTTGCTGACATTTTTGACTTGGTTGACGTTCCACCAATCATATAATCTCGCCCCCCCCCGACCCTCAGCCATAAGTTTCTTGACACGCTTGTCATTAGGGTTCTTGTATGGTTGCTTAACCCTATTCATGTCAGGCATGATGTTAAAGAACGCAATATCACGATGTTGTTTAGCTGTGTTCGAGTTATACACCCAGCTGA